TACCAACTATTTCTCTAGTACACCAAATGAAAGGTGACTTTATAGATTATGGCTGTGATGAAAACGACATTTATACAATACAAGGTGGAGTTGATAAGAACACAAGCTCACCGATTGTTATATCGACGTGGCAATCACTTATTAAATTAAAGAAAGATTGGTTTGACCAATTTAAAGTTGTACTTGGAGATGAAGCACATACGTTCCAAGCAAAGAGCTTAACCAAGATTATGGAATCATTAACTGACTGTGAGTACAGACACGGATTTACAGGTACTCTTAAATCATCAGAAAGTAAAACTCATAGGTTAGTACTTGAAGGTTGTTTTGGTGAGGTCAAACGATTCGTAAACACAAAAGAGCTTATGGATAAAGGAACGGTTGCCGATTTTAAAGTCAAAGCAATTGTGTTATCTCATAGTAATGATACAAGAAAGAAATTCAAAGACGCTCTCAAAAATTTGGATGGAACTAAAAAGTGGCCAGCTGAACGAGAGTTTATTGTCAATAACGAGAAACGAAATAACTTTATTAAGAATCTCGTACATAGTTTAGAAGGTCAGAATAATTTGATTCTATTTGACCTTGTAGAAAAACACGGTAAAGTTTTAGAACCTTTGCTTCGCAAAGAAGGAAGAGAGCTCCACTTTATATATGGTGGGACCAAAGGAACTGAACGTGAAGATATACGACACTTAGTTGAGAATGATTCTGAAAAGAGGCACGACATACTTGCTTCTTACGGAGTTTTCTCCACCGGTGTTAATTTGAAAAGATTAGATAATGTGATATTTGCTACTGGTTCGAAGAGTGAAATCAAAGTACTTCAATCTATCGGTAGAACATTGAGAAAAGCTGACGACTCGACCGAGGCCGTTCTGTATGATATTACTGATGATTTATCTATTGGAAGCTTTGAGAACTATACGCTTAAGCACTTTAAGAAGAGGATTGAAATCTACGGAGCTGAAGAGTTCCCTTATAAGATTTACACTGTAGAGATATAGTTTATTAGATACCTTAAAGGTTGATAACCTTATTATACCACGCTTTTTAGTAGTTGTCAACCCTTTTTTTAAAAATAATGCAACTTTTTTCAAATATGAACATAAAGGTTGACAAATTGTATAAAACATGTTATAATTTAACCTTTAAAAATTCCAACATAAGGAAATACTAATGGCAAGAAAAAGAAATTATGTCAATAATCCAGATTTACTTGCTGCCTTGATAGATTACAAAGCTCTATGCAAGGAAGCTGAAGACGCTGGAGATAAAAACCCACAAGTACCAGAATACATTGGAAAGTGCATTCTACTTATTGCAACTAGACTTGCAACTAAACCAAATTTTTCTGGCTACTCATATAAAGAAGAAATGATATCAGATGGAATTGAGAATTGCTTAATGTATATTCACAACTTCGACCCAGAGAAAAGTAGCAATCCCTTTGCTTACTTTACTCAAATTATCTGGTTTGCATTCCTTCGAAGAATTCAAAAAGAAAAGAAGCAGACTTATATTAAGTTTAAAGCTTCTCAAAATATGTTAACTCAGAGCATACTTCAAGATAGTGATGCACAAACTATTCAAATGAATGAGCCACCTGAGTACATAAGCCGATTCATTGATGATTTCGAAAAGAAATTTAAAAAAGGAAACGAAGAAAAGAAATGAAAAAAATCTTAATATGCGGGCTTCCTGGTTCGGGTAAGAGCTATCTTGCAGAACCGTTGGCCGAGGCTTTGGGCGGTGTTTGGATTAACGCTGACCAAGTACGTGAATATTATGACGACTGGGATTTTACAGATGAAGGTCGTATGAGACAAGCAATGAGAATGAAATATCTCGCAGACGGTGTAGTTCGAGCTGGAAAATATGCTATTACCGATTTTGTTTGTCCGTTCGAAAAAGCTCGAGTAGATTTTGGAGCAGATTACTTAGTCTGGATGGATACAATTAAGGAAGGACGATTTGAAGATACTAATAAAATCTTTGAAGCGCCACAAGTTGTAGACCATATTGTACATACGTGGATGCCTGACACTCACGTTTCAATGGCAAATGTAATCAAAGCAAAATATGAGTGAAGTAACAAAATCAAGACATTTAGCTAAAGCAGTTACATGGAGAATCATTGCAAGTATAACTACAGCTGGCATTGCACTATACTTTGGTTTACCCCAAAAAGCAGTTGGCGCAGTTTTTCTTGCTGATATAGTAATAAAATTTGTATTGTATTATGGGCATGAACGCTTATGGTATAACTACATAAAATTTGGAGTAAAAGAGTAATGTTTGAAATGGAAGATGCATTCGATTTTAAGAAACCAACAGTGCAAATGTTGGGTAGATGGCAACCGTGGCATGAAGGTCACACAAAATTATTCGAAAAAGCCTTGACAATTACAGGACAAGTTGTTATAATGGTACGTGAAGTATTTGGCATCGAAGGCGATGCTGGAGCTGGTCGTACTGTTGCACAGACAGACAATCCCTTTGGTGAGATTGCTGTTATTGATGGTATTAAAAAAGGTTTAGGCGAAGCAGGTTATGAAGAAGGTCGTGAATATATGATTATGGCCGTACCAAACATCGTAGACATTAGTTATGGTCGAGGTGTTGGTTATACATTTACAGAGCACGACCTAGGCGAAGATGTACATAACATCAGTGCTACAAAAATTAGAGCTAAAATGAGAGAAGAAGGTAAATTATGAAATTAGTATACTACCCCGACCCAATTCTTGGGAAAGGAATGGAAGATTTTGATTTTGATAAAGTCAAAGAAATATTCGCAGATGCTGCAGACTTGAAAGAACAAATGGTTGACTTGATGGTAAATAAGAAAGGTATTGGCCTATCTGCTCCACAAGTTGGTTTGAACATGCGTTGCTTCGTAATTGGAGAAACAAGAGAATCTGCTATCATGGTAATCAATCCAAAGATACTTTCCTTTAGTGAAGAAACAGAATTGGCGCCAGAAGGTTGTCTAAGCTTTCCAGACATGTTCTTAAATATTGCTAGACCAAAAACAGTTTCAGCTGAATGGCTAGATGAACATGGTGAGAAACAAAGCGGAACACTTGATGGATATGGTGCTCGATGCTTCTTGCATGAGTTTGACCACCTTAACGGGGTAGTATTTAAAGAAAAAGTATCTCGTCTCAAATGGGATAGAGCTACGACTAAGAAAAATAAAATCCAAAAACAAAGAAAGAAAATGCGAGAAGCCATGACATATCTTAATGCTATGGCACAAAAAGAAAAAGCTCAGGCAGAAGAAGTATTAGACCTGAACACTGGAGATTAAATGAAAATTGCGATTGTTACCGATTTACATTTCGGTGCTAGAGGAGATAGTCGTGTATTTCACGAAGTACAAAGAAAGTTTTTCCAAGAAGTATTTTTCCCTTATGTAGACGAACATAATATTACTACTGTATTTGACCTTGGTGACACTTTTGACCGAAGAAAGTATGTTAACTTTGTAAGTTTGGAACGCTGTCGTGAGTTCTTTTTTGATGAGCTTGACAAACGTAATATTGATTTTCATGCATTGATTGGTAACCACGACATATTCTATACAAATACGAATGACATTAATAGTATGAATTTGTTATTGCAAGACTATGAAAACTTTAATCTATACCAAGATAAAGCTGAACACTTAACTCTTGGCTCGACAACATTCTTGATGTTACCTTGGATTAATAAACAGAACGCAGAATACAATTACAAAATGTTAGCTGAATCTAAAGCTGATGTTGTTATGGGTCACCTTGAAGTGAAAGGATTTGAAATGCTCAAAGGTGTTCCTTGTACTCATGGTACAGAAATGGAAGTATTCAAACATTTTGAAGATGTTTACTCTGGTCACTTCCACCACCCATCTCGTTATGGCAATGTAGAATATCTCGGAGCTCCTTATGAAATGACTTGGTCAGACTATAATGGTAGCCGTGGATTCCATGTGTTTGATACTGAAACGAGAGAGATGACCAAACACGAAAATCCAAACAAAGTTTTTTACAAAATTGATTATGATGATTCCAACTGGACTGTCGATGATGTAGCTAATTTTGATGTTGACCAGTATAAAGATACATTTGTAAAAGTTATAGTGAAGAATCGTACCAATGCTTATCTCTACGACCTGTTTATGAGTCGAATGAGTGAATCCGGTGCGGTTGATGTGAAAGCGATAGACGATAACCTTAACCTTGAACATGTTGGTGTTGACGAGGTACTCGACGAAACTAAAGACACTGGGGAAATCCTTCACCAGTATATAGATAGTATAGAGACCCAAGTTGACAAAACTCGTATCAAACAAGTTATCGACGACTTATATCATGAGGCCCTTAGTTTATAATGCGAATACATTTTAAGAAGATTAAATACAAAAACATATTATCCACAGGAAACAATTTTACCACAATCGACTTTGATACTAAACCTACCACACTTATTAGTGGTTCTAATGGTTCAGGTAAAAGCACATTGCTCGATGCTATTGTTTTCGGCTTATACGGAAAGCCATTTCGTAAAGTCAATAAAGGTCAGTTAATTAACACAATCAATAACAAAGAATTATTGGTTGAGATTTATTTTGCTGTTGGTGGTAAAAACTACATGGTGAAACGAGGTATGAGACCTGTTGTATTTGAAATCTATCAAGATGGTCAACTCATTAACCAAGACGCTGCAAAGAAAGATTACCAAGAGTATCTAGAAACATCTATCATTGGTATTAATTACAAATCCTTCAACCAAATTGTTGTGCTCGGTTCAGCTACCTATGTTCCATTTATGGAGTTACATGCAGGAGCAAGACGAGATATCATTGAAGATTTGCTTGACATTCAAGTATTCAGTACAATGGGTTGGTTAGCTAAAGACCAGATGAAAGCAACAACTGATGATATCAATGACAATTCATATAAGATTGAGTTAACAGAATCTAAAATTGAAAGTGCTAAAGAGAACAACGAAGAGATTCGTAAGATTAAAGAAGTTGAAGTATCTAAAATCAAAGAGCGTATGGGTGTTGAAATCGATGCTGTAGAATCTAAAAACAAAATGATTGATGCGCAAGATGAGATTATTAAAACTCTTTATGATGATATATCTGATAAAGCAGATGAGAAACAAAAATTCCAAGAGGCAACAGAAAAGAGAACAGAACTCGAACGACAGCGTATTGCATACGAAAAAGAGTTATCCTTTTATCACGACCATGACAATTGCCCAACCTGTAAACAAGGTATTGAACACGACTTTAAACAAGACCAAATTAATGAGAAAAATACAAAGAAAGATGATATTGAAAAAGGTCTTGTAGAAACAGCTGGTGTTATTAAAACTCACCAAGACAGACTCAACTCAATATCTAAAATCGAAACAGAAATTCAAAATGTTAACTTTAAGATTTCAGAACATCGTGCTGAAATTAAGATGTCTAAGAATGCTTTGATCGCTATGAAAAAAGAATTAGATGATGCACAACGTGAAGTTGATGAAGTTGACACTAGTAAACTTTTAAAATTAGAAAAAGACTTAGAGAAGAAACAACAGCAAAGAACAGAACTTCTAGAAGAACGTGAAGTGCTGAATGTTGTTAGAACAATACTACAAGATGGTGGCATCAAAGCTCGTATCATCAGTCAGTATATTCCAGTTATGAATAAGCTTATAAACAAATATTTAGCTGCGTTTGACCTCTTCGTTGATTTCCAACTTGACGAGAACTTTAATGAGATTATCAAATCTAGATTTAGAGATAAGTTCTCTTATGCTTCTTTTTCAGAAGGTGAGAAGCTTCGTATCACATTGAGTATTATGTTATCATGGCGTTCAGTTGCCAAACTACGTAACTCAGTATCAACCAACCTTCTCATACTTGATGAAACTCTAGATGGTGCACTTGATAGTGTAGGTATCGAAAGTTTAATTGAAACTCTGCATAGCTTGAATGCTGATGACAATATCTTTGTTATCTCACATAGAGGCGACCAATTTGCAGAGAAATTTGACACTAGTATCACGTTCCAAAAGGTGAAAAACTTTAGTGAGATTGCCGCATAAAACGGTTGACAAATTCCACACAACGTGTTATAATAGTACCCTACAATATGGAATAATATGAGTATGACTTCTTTTTACACTTCAGTCGAGCGTTACGGCAATAACATCTTGCATCGTGGTTACGAAAACGGTAAACGTTTCTCATATCGCGTTCCTTACAAACCAACTCTTTACTTACACACACCAAAATCTGGTGACGAGGGATATACTTCCCTTAAAGGTAACTTACCATTGAGTCCTCAGCAGTTTGGCTCAATGCGTGAAGCTAAAGAATTTACTGAAGAGTACAAAGGTGTTCATGGCATGAAAATCTTTGGTAACACAAACTATACTGCTCAATTTATTCAAGAGAATTATCCCGACGATGTACGTTATGACATTAACCAAGTCAACATCGTCTCCTTCGATATCGAGGTCGATATCAGCGATGGGTATGCAAACACAGAATATGCTGACAAAGAAATCACATCTATTGCATATAAATCATCTAAATCAAACCTGTACTATTTGCTTGGACGCAAAGATTTTGATAAGACAAAAACTATTACTGGTATCGACCCCGAGAATATTGTATTCATCAAATTTGACTCAGAGGTACAATTACTCAGACGATTCGTTGAGATATGGGTATCTGATTATCCGGACGTTGTAACTGGTTGGAACGTACAATACTTTGACATTCAGTATATTGTGACTCGTATTACAAATCTATGTGGTGAGGAATTATCCAAACGACTCAGCCCTTGGAATAATATTCGTAAATATTCGCGAGAAGTGTTTGGTAAGGTACAATCATCTTACACAATCTCAGGTGTTGCTGTTATTGACTATATGGATGCGTTTAAAAAGTTTGGTTACAAGTACGGACCACAAGAATCCTACAGACTTGACCATATTGCGAATGTTGTACTCGGTGAAAAGAAATTGGATTATTCTGAATATGGTAATCTAAATGCTTTATACGAACAGAACCCGCAACTCTATCTCGACTATAACTTAAAAGACACACAGCTCATTGAAAGGTTGGAAGAGGAAACATCTCTACTTGCTCTTGTGATGACTGTTGCTTATGGTGGTGGAGTTAACTATAACGATGCATTCGGCACTGTAGGTATATGGGAATCTATTATCTATCGTAAACTGATGAGTGACAAGATTGTTCCACCAATCAAAGAATCACCAGGTCAACGAGGTTCTGGTCTTGTAGGTGGTTATGTTAAAGACCCTAAACCTGCAATGTACCCTTGGGTAGTATCATTTGACTTGAACTCACTGTATCCTCACTTGATGCTTCAATACAATATGTCACCTGAAACTTATTTGCAAGATGAACGTGAGTATGTATCTCAAGATATGGTACTTAAAGACGAATTTAAAAATAACAATAAATCATATTCTGTTGCTGCAAATGGTGCATGTTTCAGTAATGATAAACTCGGTATTATTCCCGAGATTATTGATGAGTACTATAATAATCGTGCTCAAATCAAAAAGCAAATGCTTGCGGTTGAACAACAACTTGAAGTTGAAACTGACCCTACAGAAAAGAAAAAGCTTAAGACAGAAGCTAACCAATTGCACAATTCTCAAATGTCGATAAAAATTTCGATGAACTCACTCTATGGTGCTACAGCAAACATATACTTCTTATACTATATTAATGATATGGCTGAAGCTATTACCACATCAGGTCAGCTCTCGATTCGATATGCACAAAAGTCTGTAAACGATTATCTCAACAAAGTACTGAAAACAAAAGACAAAGACTATATCATCTATATCGACACTGACTCAATTTACGTTAACTTTGCAGACCTCGTTGAAAAGGTCTATGGTACGACTGACATCGATCGCAAGACTGGCGAAGAGTTCCTTGATAAAGTATGCCAAACTAAAATCGAACAGATTATCGAACAAGGTTACGAGAAGCTTGCATCTGATATGGGTGCCTATCGTAATGCGATGGTAATGAAACGTGAGAAAATTAATGACCGTGCAATCTTCATTGCTAAAAAGCGATATATACTTAATACGCTTAACTCAGAAGGTGTACATTACGAAAAACCAAAAATCAGTGTGACAGGACTTGAATCAGTTCGTTCATCAACGCCAGAAGTATGTCGTGACAAAATGCGTGAAATCTTCAGCGTAATTCTAAACGAAGGTGAAGAACAGACTCAAAAATTTATTGCAGACTTCAAACAAGAGTTCTTTAAACTTCCTGCAGAAGCTGTTGGTCGTAACTCAGGTACTGACAATATCGAGAAGTATATGACCAAGGGTGGATACAAGAAAGGTTGTCCAATACATGTTCGTGGTTGCATATTATTTAACCATTATCTTAAAGACAAAGGTCTCAGTAAACGATACGAGTCCATTCAGTCAGGCGATAAGGTAAAGTTTGTGTATCTCAAAGTACCAAATCCGATACGTGAAAATGTTATCTCATTCCCAACTGTTCTACCGCCAGAACTTGGACTCGAGCGATATATAGATTACGAAACACAATTCGGTAAAGTATTCCTTAGTCCTATCGAGCATATCATTGAAGCTCTCGGCTGGACTTCTGAAAAACAAGATACATTGGATTTATTTTTTGGTTGACAAATACAAACAAACGTGTTATAATATAGCACAAAATAGGAGAATGACATTATGAAAGATGTACAAATTGTAAGGCTAGTAACGGGCGAAGAGGTTGTTGCAGAAGTCAGTTATGACAAAGGCTTTTACACATTAACAGACGCTATTCTGTTAGTTCCGGCAGGAGAAGGTAAAATCGGAATGGTTCCATTTGTACCTTATGCAAAACGTGGCCCAGTAGTTATTGGCGAACAACATGTTATGTTCCAGTTAGAACCTGCTGATGAATTGAAAAGACAAGTTATTGAAGCTACTACAGGTATTGCAATGCCTGACTCGAGTGGTGGACTTAAATTAGTATAGGAGAAACTATGGTAACAATTTATGGTAAACCATCATGTGGTTATTGTGTAATGGCAAAATCACTATGTGAACAGAAAGGTGTAGAGTATGAGTACTTAACTCTACAAGAAGATTATACCACTGAAGAATTTTTTGAAAAGTTTCCTACAGCTCGAACGTTTCCTCAGATTACTATGGACGGTGAAGCTATAGGTGGATATACAGAACTAGAGGCAAAACTATGAACAAATTAATTATCGCGATGACATTAGTGTTATCAGCAAATGCAGCAGCAGAAGACAATCTTGATAGCTTCAAAGATATCAGACAAGTTTGGAATACATGTGCAGCATGTCATGGCCCACAAGGCCAAGGCGGACTAGGTCCTAAATTACAAGGACAAAATGCTGATTACATTATTTCAAAACTACTTGCTTATAAAGCAGGTCAAGTCGTAGGACCACAATCTGCAATGATGTGGCCCACAGCTAAAGGTTTAACAGATGGTCAAATTGGTACCATCGGCGTATACATTCAACAAGGAATGCCTAATGAGTAAAAACTGGGTAGAAGATATTCACTTAATGCAAGGTAAATATCTAACAAGACAATGGGTTGAAAACAATCCAGAGAAACTAAAAAAGTTTCTCGAGTTTCGTGTTGACTTTCTCAATGAAGAACTAGAAGAAACTCGTAAAGCTGTATCTGAAAATGATGCAGAAGAAATTGTAGATGGATTAATTGACCTATGTGTTGTTGCCATAGGCACACTCGATGCTTTCGGTGTCGACCCTTATAAAGCTTGGGACGAAGTTCTTAAAGCTAATATGAACAAAGAGGTAGGTGAAAAGCCATCTCGCCCTAATCCACTTGGAGTACCAGATTTAATTAAGCCCGATGATTGGTACCCACCTTCGCATGAAGGTAATCACGGCAAATTTTCAGACTTATAGGAGTATATCATGAAAGAACTGAGAGAAACAATTTTACAAGCTTTGATCGCTAAGTATCAAGCTGCAATTGCTGAGCATAAAGCAAATATTACTGTTATGCTTGAGAATGGCGTAGGTGTTGCAGAACATCCTGGTGTTATTGAAACGATTGACAAAGAGTTAGAGCTATTATCTGAAGCTGAAGACAAACTCTTAAATGTAAACAATCATTTTGCTAAGCCAGTGCCACCAAAAGTTGTATAAAAAGGTTGACAAAACTTACACAACGTGTTATAATAACACTTTAAATTATGAAAAAGGTGAAAACTATGTCCCGAGAATCTGTAAACGTCTTGCAAGAATGCATTGACTTACAAGAACAAAAATCTCGTGATTATCAGAATCCTAATTCGTCCGTTTCCCAAGCGGACTATTATCCTAATGGCTTAACCACAATCCATGACATCATGCACGCTAAAATGCTCCGCATGAAATCTGTCATGGAAGCCATGCAATCTGATGATTACGAACCCAACTTTGAATCGCTTGAAGATTCAGCTAAAGACTTAATTAACTATTCGAGTTTCTTTGTTGCATATGCTCGACATATGATTCCAGGCCAAGACCCTCGTCATGATGTATTTAACAGGAGAAATAGAGATGAGTAATATCATTATACCTTCAAGCGAAGAAGATAAAAAACGCATACGTGGTGCATTTGAAGAAATTAGTAATTCATATGTAAGAATGGAAGGCGAAAGAGCATTCCAAAAAGATGCAATTGATGCATTAGCAGATGATGTTGATATCCCAAAAGCAACACTACGAAAAGCTGCAAGAGTTTTTCACAAACAAAATATCAGCTCAGTAGTAACTGAAGTTGAAGATATGGAAGCATTGCTGGAGAGTATTTAATGTTAACAGTTGGTAACATAAGACAACTGATTATTGATAAGTACCTTGATGAAGATTTTGTAATCGACAGAACAGGTGCTAAAACTATTGAAATCATTGGTGCAACATTTATTGCAGACGAAGACTATGTTATTCGTAAACCAGCCTATGAGTACATCGAACGTGAATTGGAATGGTATGAATCTCAATCGCTTAATGTAAACGATATTCCTGGAGAAACTCCTCAGATATGGAAATCAATTGCATCAACAGAAGGTGAGATTAATTCTAATTACGGCTGGTGCATTTATTCTGAAGATAATGGTAACCAATATAAACATGTTTTGCGTGAACTGAAAAACAATCCAAATTCACGTAGAGCCACTATGATATACAATAGACCAAGTATGCATGTCGATATGTCTCGCGATGGCATGAATGACTTTATGTGTACATATGCAAATACATTTTATATTCGCGATGGTCAACTTGAATCTCATTATCTGATGCGTTCGAACGATGCAGTCTTTGGTTATAACAATGATAAAGCATGGGCAAGAAGCGTTCAACATAAACTTGCATATGAACTCGGTGTTCAATGTGGTAATTTGATATGGACAGCATCCAACTTCCATGTTTACGAAAGACACTTCAACTTTATTGAGGAACTTATTAGTGCCAGATAAATGGGATGTAAGATTTTTAAGATTAGCAAGAGAAGTTTCTACATGGAGTAAAGACCCATCTAAACAAATAGGTGCTGTCTATGTTGTCAATCGTAGAATCGTCTCTACAGGTTATAATGGCTTTCCACGAGGTATCGAAGATACAGAAGAACGATACAACGATAGAGAGCTTAAGTATGAGTTAGTATCTCATGCAGAAATGAATGGTATATACAATGCCACAGCTCATGGTCAATCTCTTCGTGGTGCAACTGCATACGTTTGGGGTTTACCAATTTGCCATGAATGTGCAAAAGGCATAATTCAAGTAGGATGTGTAAGAACTGTTATGGCAGCAGAAGATGTACCAGATAATTGGAAGAGTTCCTTTACTAAAACATCCAATATGTTTTTAGAAGCAGGAGTTGCTTGGTCGATATATGACGCCAGCGAAATTACACTGTAAAATTTTCATAAATAATTGTGTACATTCCAATAAAAACATGTTATAATATACAATTAATTAGGTGATTACATTATGAGTAAAATTGAAAAGAACCTTGTTTTTCAAGTGCAGATAAAGCCGAATGGCGGTCGCTCAGAAGGCAAGAAAAAATTTCATTACGCACAAGAACTTTACGATTACTCAGCACAACGAGCAAAAGCTTATGCGATGCAACATGATGCAGAGTATTTCAGACTTACAACAGATGAGTGGTTAGGTAGCCAATACTCACCTGCTTATCATAAACTTTATATTTACAAACTATTCGAGCAAGGGTACGATAAAATTATGTACTTGGATAGTGATGCTATTATTACTAAAATTTGTCCTAACTTATTTGAGAACGATGAATTTTCAGCAATGATGGATTATGGCTACAATACAGAAGCAGCAGCTGCAAAACAAAAAAGATTTAACGAACGCTTAGGAATACCTGATGAGCATATATACTTTTGCTCAGGTACAGTTTTATTTGATAGAAAATATTACGAAGCAACAAAAGACCACTGGAGAGCACAACTTGATGTGCCTCAACCACAGCATGACCAATCATTGTTTAATGTCCTAGTCGGTAACCATTATGGTAAATACACAAGCATTAGTAACGAATGGGGTCACTGGGGTAAAAAGGGTAAATACATTCAGCACATAACCACAGCTGGAGGTACTAAATTATTTGACGAACAAAAGTTTTTGGAGTGGGAATCCAAACTATAGAATGGAGATATTATGAAAATCTTAATCACAGGGTTTAACAAAGAGCAATGTACTAAAGATTACTATCTTGGTAAAGAGCTCAAAATTCTAAACTCACATTACAGTTTAATTCGATGCCTTGAAGATATGGGCCACGAGATTGAACAACGAACAGTATCAATTGGCGAAGACCTTAGCGGATATGATAAAGTTATTATCTATCTTTCATCTGTTAAATCTTTTGCTCACCATGCTTTCGACGCTTTATATGCATTGACAGCAAGACCTGATGCAATTCTCGCCAACGATGATTGGCAAGTGCGTGAAGTATTCATCTCATTTAAATTGTATGAAGAAAATCTTATTGCTCATAAAGAATCGGGCAAACCATTCTTTGATTATGGAACAAATACATACCTAGCAAATCTATATAAAGGTGACACACCACTTGAAGATATGGGTAAACATATTGACACATTCATTGAAGCATGTCATATTGTAAACCAAAAACAGAATGACTTGATTTTATGTACATTTGCTGGTGGTGACAACGACAAATTCAAAATTGATTATAAAGGTAAGATTATCAATTATAATCCAAATCCTTATAACCTTAATCGTAGACCAGAAAATAATTATGGCGAAGATGCTGGATTACTTGGATTCTTTGATGATGAGCCAATTATTCTTCCACCCGATGAGAAAAAACTCAGGTGGATATTCTCATCTATTGTTCAAAGTAAAACTATGGGTTGGTTTAACAAACAGAAGCCAACATGGGATGTATTAAACTTTGGCCCAAGACGAGAAACAAAACAAACTAAAGGCATTGAAACATATAGAGTTAAAGAGCCTGAGATGTGCAAAATTTATAATGAGAACTGGGGTTGCATGATGCCTGAATATTATCATGCAGGTTCTGGTTGGTGGCGCTCTCGTGTTCAACAGGTTGCTGATGTAGAGTCAGTACTTGTATGTTCAGATGCAGAAGGTGCAATTTACGGGGAGGCATATGTTGGAAATACAATTGAGAGTGTTGAGAATATGTCTGTTGAAGAATTAACAAGACTGGGTAAGGCTCAAAAAGAATGTCTTTATGATAACCACCCACTAGATAAAGCAACACAAAGAAGTGAGCTTTTAGGAGTAGTAGAATGAAACATGCAGGAATTATCCCACTAATTGGAGGGGAGATATTAGCATCTGACGAAGCTTACGGACAGAAGCCTGAGTACTTAATGACATACGGCGGATTTGAAGGTAATGAAAAGCATTTGTTAAATTATTATAAAGAACACGACCACAATATTCCATATCACGTTGTTGATGGCGAGAATGCACCTAAGCGATATAAGAAAGTTGATGTGGTATCGTCAGTATGTCCTTGTGCAGGTTTGAGTAGTTATCACAATTCTTATGGTGAACAGAATCCAAATAACCAATGGCTTGTAAAATCTACAAAATTTGTACTCAATGAGATTGCTCCTAAAGTTTTATGGGGTGAAAACGCTCCTGCTCTTGCTACCAATGTTGGTGCATTTATGAAAAAGAAGCTTATGGAAATTGGGCAAGAAGCTGGTTATAACATGACCATTTATACTACAAAGACATTGTTGCATGGTAATCCTCAAGTTCGTAGGCGATCGTTTTATTTCTTTTGGAAAAAAGATGTATTTAAAAATAAGGTACCAGTATTTGAGTATTTTGACAAAGAGATGCCAACCATTACTGACTTGTTATTAGAAACAAAATCTAATTTCCAAACAGAAACAATTAATAAGCGTATTCCATCTCAAGATGACCCATACTACAAATACTTACTAGAAGAATTAAAAGGCGGAATGACTCATAGTGATTTTGCTGCAGAATTAAGAGAAGACGAAACATTCACAAGAGCATCGTATAATGTTGAAAGTGAAATCATACATCATCATGGTAAAAACTATGCTGAAGTATCTGAATACATGAGAGGGCTAGGACTTGATAGAGAAGCCGATAAATGTATGAGACGATATGAAAAACTTAAAGCAGGTGGTGGAGTAATGTGGAGAGGAACAGTAATTCCTATTCGATACATTGGAGCATTTGTAGTACATATGCCACATGTTCTTACTCACCCCGTCGAAGATAGATATATAAACATAAGGGAAGCAATGAACATCATGGGACTTCCTGAAGATTATGAATTACTTGACCCAGAGAAAAGCATCAACCACATCTGCCAAAATGTACCTTACAAAACTGCAAGGGATATGGCTACTCAGGTTAAGAAAGCAATAGAGAAAAAATTACCGATGGAAGATGCTACATTTATGTACCAAGACAACTTATCACAGCGTATTCGTGATAGTCACTCATCTGTAGATATAACCGAGTTTATGACATGAAAAAACATTTAGTACTTGACTTTGAAACAATGGGCACAGAGCCTACAACTTGTGCAGTCGTTGACTGTTCAGTAATGATTTTTGACTGGGATAATTTTACTACAAATCCTTATACTCCAGCAGACATCAATAAAACTCGTAGGTTTAAGCTTAATGTTGCAGAACAAGTTAAGGAATATGGTTATGAGATTGAACAAGATGTAATTCAGTTTTGGTCAGAACAATCTAAAGAAGTTCGTGATAAAATTAAACCATCACAGCAAGACCTTACAGTAAAAGAGTTCGTATCAAATTTTCACAACTTAGTTGTTGACGAAAATATCGGCCATTGGTGGACTCGTGGTAATGCTTTCGACCCAATTATTATTACAAGACTTTTTGATAGTCAAGGTCGTAAAGCTCATCTCTATAACTATTTGAAATACTATATGGTACGTGATATGAGAACTTATATTGATGCTAAATTTAACTTTGAAAACAAACAAAACGGATTCTGTCCTATTGCCGACACAGAAAAATGGGATAAAACATTTAAAGCGCATGATAGTTCTTGGGATGTATTAGCAGATGTACTTAGGTTACAAGCAATCGTAAGAGCAGAAAATGATTTGGAGCAAATATGAAAATTGAAATTAAAACAGAAGAACTAAGAAAGTATAGTATCTTTGTAGGTACACCAATGTATGGTGGTCAGGCAACGGGCCTTTACACAAAATCTACCAACGATCTAAGCATGTTATGTGCCACCCATGGTATCCCATTAAAATACTATTTCCTTTTCAATGAGAGCCTTGTACAACGTGCTAGGAACTATATTGTAGACGAATTCCTCCGTTCAGATTGTTCTCACTTATTATTCATTGATGCAGATATTGCATTCAATCCTCGTGATGCATTAGCATTACTTGGTTTACATTTACAAGACCCAGAAGAATATCCAATTGTAACAGGACCTTATCCTAAGAAAACAATTGCATGGGAAAAAGTAGCTAGAGCTGCGCAAATGGGTAAATCAGATGAGAATCCATTTGAACTAGAAAGATTTACATCAGACTTCGTATTCAACCCAGTTAAAGGTATGCAATCATTTAAATTGAGTGAACCGGTTGAAGTACAAGAAGCAGGAACTGGATTTATGTTAATCTCAAGAGAAGCATTAGAAAAATATCGTGATGCGTATCCAGAGTTATCGTATTTACCAGACCATGTACGAACAGACCAATTTGATGGCACAAGAGAAATTACAGCTTTCTTTGATTGTGTTATTGACCCAGATTCTAAGCGTTACTTATCAGAAGATTATTTCTTCTGTAAGCAAGCCCGTAAAGCGGGACTGAAAGTTTGGATGTGTCCTTGGATGCAACTAAACCACACAGGAACATATATCTTTAAAGGTGGTATGGGTTCCATTGCAGAGCTTGGAGTGACAGCAACTGCTGATAGCACTTCTAGTAAAAAGAGTTATAAGTAGTGGTTGACAAACAACCTAAAGTATGTTATAATAAACCTTTCATTAATCAGGAGAAATTTATATTATGAAATTTTCTAACGAAACCTTGAGTGTTCTCAAGAGCTTTACCTCAATCAACAAATCTATTTTGATGAAGCCAGGTAATGTTCTAAAGACGATTACTCCAGAAAAAACGCTTATTGCAATTGCAGAAATTCCAGATGAAATACCAAGCGAAGCTTGTGTATATGATTTATCTAGATTCCTGTCAATTTTAGGCTTGTATAATGACCCAGACGTAGAGTTTGGTGATAAATACTTTATTATATCGGAAGGTAAGAGACGAACCAAATATGTCTATGCAGACATCTCTATGATTCATACTCCACCCGAAAAAGATATAAATATACCATCTGAAGACGTTGTAGTGAATGTAACAGAAAGTGACCTTTCTTCAGTTCTCAAAGCAGCGGGAGTTCTTCAGTTCACAGAGATTGCATTTGTTGGTGAAAACGGCAAGTGTACTCTGAAAGCAATCGACAGTGCTAATGACAACACAGATGACTTTGGTGTTGAAATTGGTGAAACTGACGATGAGTTTAAAGTCATCATTAAAACTGATAACTTGAAACTAATGCCAATGGATTATGAGGTTACCATTTGTTCAAAAGGTATCTCAGAGTTCAAAGGGGATAACGTCACTTATTTTGTGGCAATAGATTCAAAGTCAACATATAATAAAGGATAGGTGAAACTATGAATGACGCAGTACAAGGCAACTTCGGTGGCCAACAGCAGCAAGAAGAAGTCGTAATCAATATGAACGACCTCTCAACAATCCTGCAACTTATTGATGTAGTATCAACAAGAGGCGGGTTTCAAGGTAATGAACTAGCAGGTGTAGGAATGTTAAGGAATAAGCTCGAAGCTTACCTAAGACAAAACATGCCACAACAAGAAGCTCCAGCAGGAGCGGACGGTGAAGTGGATGTAGCTCCACCTGTCGGCGAATTAGCTGACAAAGTAGTTGACTAACAACTACTCTCTTTCTCGAGAACAGGGGATACAGCTTATGCTTATCCCCGCCCTCAATTTATTTTATATTATGATTATTGGTGAACTATGCAACACAAACAAAATGAAGTACTCTGGGTAGAGAAATATCGTCCGCAATCTATTGACGATACAATCTTACCAGAAAAAATGAAAAACACTTTTCGTAAGTTCGTAAATGACGAAAGTGTACCCAATTTATTACTAACCGGCGGACCAGGAGTAGGTAAAACTACGATCGCTAAAGCTATGCTCGATGAGATGGGCTGTGACTATATCGTTAAAAATGGTTCTCTTAATGTGAATATCGACACTCTTCGATATGATATCTCAACTTATGCAAGTGCTGTTTCCCTTGGTGGAGGCAGAAAATATGTAATCTTTGACGAAGCAGATTATCTTAGTGCAGCAAATGTACAACCTGCTCTTCGTAATTTCATTGAAGAATATTCAGCGAATTGTGGATTTATATTTACTTGTAATTTCAAAAACAGAATTATTGCTCCGCTTCGTTCAAGGTTATCTGAAGTAGATTTTACTATTGAAACGACAGAGCGCCCACTTCTTGCTATGCAATTCTTTAAAAGAGTTATTAGTATTCTCGAGAATGAGAATGTTAGTTACGATAAAGCAGTTGTAGCAAAAGTGATTGAAAAACACTTCCCAGACTTTCGTAGAGTATTGACTGAACTACAATCTTATGCAGCTTCAGGTAAAATTGACGAAGGTATATTTGTAAATCTAAAACAAGAAAGTATTGATGAGTTATATAACTTACTCAAATCAAAAGACTTTACGAATATGCGTAAATGGGTAGCAAAGAACTCAGACCAAGATATGAATGAGATGTTCAGACGTATCTATGATATGATGCAAGAACGAGTAGAATTTAAAACCCAACCTGGTTTTGTTGTGACTCTCGCTGACTATATGTATAAGAGTAATTTCGTAGCTGACCAAGAGGTTAACATGGTTGCCTTTTTAACTGAAGTTATGATTGAATCCGAGTATGTCTAATGAAAATTGATTTCCAAAAATCATACCAATGCTTTAATTGCGACGTGAGTGTAGAAGGAGGTGAAGAATACACTCTAAAGTACCAAGCATCGGATGGTGAAGCGGAACTCAAAATGTGTGCAACTTGTGCAAAAGACATGAACGAAATTCTTATAAACATAGAGGAGATACAAAATGGCAAAGGGTGATTTAAGTCCGTTTGATTTTATGAATGCCGCGTCTTTTAGTAAAGCGGATATCATAAGAGATAGCGACATACCAGACGTAACGGAAAAACAATACAATGCTTATATTGTTAACCGTGGGTTTACGAACTTCGAAGATACGATACTTCATGCTAATGAAATGAACCAGAGGCATGAATTGTTCCCAGCAGCACAGTTTGATTATTACCGTGCTGTACTACGAAAGCGTAAGAGATTCTCAAAATGGCCTAAGGCTGATAAAGACATTAATCTTGATGCAATACAAGAAGTTTATCAGTGCAATAGGACAGTGGCAAAACAATATCTGAAAGTTCTTAATGAAGAACAACTTCAAAGTGTTCACGACAAACTCGTGACAGGTGGTTAAGTTTTGAAAAAGATAAATAACTCTATAGTGGTTATATACCATCAGTCACAAAATAATTAAAAGGTGAATATGTATCATGGAACAAGAAGATATTTTTAGAGGTGTAGGTGTAGAAGTTACGTTACCGACACCCGACAGTTTCTTAAAAATCAAAGAAACACTCACGAGGATTGGTATTTCAAGTCGTAAAGACAAGAAGCTATTTCAGTCCTGCCACATTTTGCACAAGAAGGGTAGATACTCAATTCTACATTTTAAAGAATTGTTTATCCTTGACGGCAAACACAATACATTTACAGAAGAAGACCACGCTCGTAGGAACACAATTGTTAACCTATTAGAAGAATGGGAATTAGTAAAGATTGTAGATGTTGAAAAAACAAAAGACCCTATCGCATCATTAAATCAGATTAAGATTATTTCTTATAAAGAAAAAGATGATTGGGAACTGACAGTGAAATATAATATTGGAAACGCAAAAACTAGTTGACATTATTATAAATTTGTGATATAATATGGTATATAAATTATGAATGTGTTTAAAACAAAAGAATGTGCAATCCTTCCAACATACGCTACTCGAGGCAGTGCTTGCTTTGATATTTCTGCAGCATTTAAAACTGGTGAAAAGATACAAGCGTATAATACAGTAAATAGAAAAGTTGATATTACAGCTAAAGATATAGAAGGTGAACCTGCATTTTTATTACACCCTGGCCAAAGAGCCCTTGTTCCAACAGGTTTAATATTTGATATACCTGACCACCATGTAATGAAAATGTTTATTCGTTCAAGTGCAGCTGCCAAAAAAGGTTTAGCGCTCAGTAACGGAGTAGGTATTATAGATTGTGATTATGTCGAAGAAACTCATATTCTTCTACTTAATATTTCAGATAGTTTATCGCGAATAGTACACGGTGAAAGATTGGCTCAATGTATGATTGAACCTATTCATCAGCATATACCAGAATTTATTAGTGAACGTCCCGGCCAGAAAACTGACCGAGATGGTGGAATAGGAAGTACTGGAGATTAAAGAGCAGCTAGAGTTGTAACTCTACATTGGTGCTTATCTTTTTGTTTAGAACCAATAATAAATGTTAGTTCTGAACCTTCCTTAATTGTTCTTGAGTCAGTTTTAAAATTGACTTTAGAGTCGGTGGTAATTGGAAGTTTGCAATCTAAATTTGCATTCCAAAATTTACCAGCTGTTTTGTCTAATATGACCATTGCATCTTTAGTCATTATAGTTGTATGGTCTATGTGACGAATATTAACTTCATCTGCAAAAGCTAATGAAGGAACAATAAGAAGTGTAGCTAAGAATTTATTGGCTACTTTTAAGAAATCGCCAGACTTCATTAGTTTGTCGAATTTTTTGAATATATCGTATAGCATTGTATTTCTCCTTATAAATATTTTGTATATACTTTATTTATATCAAATGTTACATGTGTGTGACAAAAAGGTGACAAAAATGAAAAAAGATGATACGTTAATAATTAAGATTAACAAAGAACAAAAGAAACAATTCATACAGCTATGTAAAGATGATGACACATCTGCATCGCGTGAAGTACGAAATTTTATTAAAAATTTTATTAGTAAAAGCGCTGAAGCTGTATAAATAATTTTGTGAATACGAATTATCGGTTCACATAGGCGGTGTGCTAATAGCCACCATAGTATAATAATAATCTTGCTTAAAAGGAGATAAAAATGACTGGATTAAATATACACAACCTTTCCCCATTCACTGTGGGGTTCGATAGAATCTTCGATAGATTGGTCGAAATTGAAAACCACCCAACTCAAGGCGGAGGTTTTCCACCTTATAACATCAGAGTAAATAAAGCCGAGGACAAATTCTCTATTGAATTAGCTCTTGCGGGACTTGATGAATCTGATGTAGATATCGAAGTCAAAGAAAATCAGTTGACAATCAAATCAACGTATGATACAAAAGAAGAAACAACTGAAGTCTTTGTACACAAAGGAATTTCCAAAAGGAAATTTACACGAAGCTTTACTCTTGCAGATGACATTGAAGTCGTCGGAGCTAGCTTCAAAAATGGTTTATTAACTATTGGATTGGAACGAATTATTCCAGACCATAAAAAACCACAGAAAATTAAAATCAATAATAAAAAGGAATTCTTAGTAGAATAACTTTAATTGACGAGAGGGCGCAATGCCCTCTCACTAACCTATAGGAAAATATATTATGGAAAAAAGAGTACCTAATGTAACTTTTAAAACACGCTCTCGAAACGTAGATACTGGTGATTTTGAATGGCAAGAACTCACTACCGATGATTACTTCGGTGGTAAAAGAGTAATTGTATTCTCATTACCAGGTGCATTTACTCCAACCTGTTCAAACTTCCAAGTACCCGGCTATGAAGCTAGGTTTGAGGATTTTCAAGCAGAAGGGATTGATGATGTTTACTGTGTATCATGTAATGACGCTTTTGTTATGAATGCTTGGTTGCAAGACCAACGCGTACAAAATGTGAGATTTATCCCAGATGGTTCATGTGAATTTACCGCTGGAATGGATATGCTTGTTCGTAAAGATAACCTAGGCTTTGGCGCAAGGTCTTGGAGATACGCTATGATTGTAAATGATGGTGTTGTCGAAAAGATGTTTGTTGAACCTGGCAAATCTGATGATTGTGAAACTGACCCTTACGGAGAAACATCACCTGAAACAGTATTAGAGTTTCTTAGGGGAGCCTAATCAAAAACAATCCACGTGGGTGACATCTCGCCTGGCCGTTTTTGGAGGGAAGCTTAGTGCTTCCCTTTTTTTAATTTAAAAATAAATGCAAAAAAGGGTTGACAAATCAAACAAAACCAATTATAATAACACTTATGAGAAAATATAATAAGCAAATCAATGGGAGAACCGTTGATTTAAGAGCAAGGCCAAGACATCCAAAAGATAGAAGGCCACCACAAGATATGCCTTTCGATATAGCTTTAAGGAAATTTAGAAAACAGATTGAAAAAGCTGGAATTATAAAAGAATTAAGAGCTAGAGAATTTTATGAAAAGCCGACAGCAAAACGTAAACGTAAAAAAGCTGAAGGCAGAAAGAGATGGCTTAAAAAAGTAGCATCTGAACAATTGAGTAACTACCGAGGAAGAAGGTAATACAAGTTTATGGTCTGCGGGATTAAAGCATGACGGCGAGATGGAATCACGGAGTTAATAGCTCTACCATTTAGGACCCACGACGCCTACCGCGCTCAATATGGAACACCAGAACTACCGACATACTGAGTAGGAACGGAACACCAAAACAGCCGACCGCAAGACCACCCTTTTAAGGGTTGACAAATACATTCTAACGTGTTATAATAGTTTTTTATATTATGAGGTTTATTATATGGGATTAGCTAGAGGATTATCGACCATAAGCACTAAAAAGCGAAAGGTCAAAATCACGAAAGCAAAATTGCAAGAACTCGAGCTGCAATGGCGAGAGCACAATCGTGACATGAAACGTAAAGGTATGCACGACTTACGATATGATACTCTACAAGAGTACATCGATTACTCTTATGGTCGTACAAAAATGCCAGACCCTCGTCACTATAAAAATTTCAAAACTTATCAACCACAATCTGCTTATCGTAGAGAAACACCAAACTATCCTTCGCTAGAAGTTACAGGCGGTGGCAGTGGTACTAAGAAAGAAACACTTAAGTATACTGGTGACCTGATTGTTGGTATTGCTACTATGCACAAATCAAACGCAGTTCCAGTTATGAAAGGTACTAAACAAGCAGAAGAGATTGCTAAAATGAGGAGAAACTAATGCAAAATATATCATCATTACCAACTCTCTATAAAAGAGATACAAAAGGTAAAATCAGAGAACTGACTATTCAATATGGTTGGGATTCAGATGATGTTGCTGCAATTAGAAGTATTGCTGGAATTAAAGATGGAAAGCTTGTAACATCAGGCTGGAAAGAAACTAAAGCAAAAAATGTTGGTCGTGCAAATGCAACCAATGCTTATACTCAAGCAATAACTGAAGCAATGAGCATCTACGATCGTAGAATTGAAAAAGAGTACTTCAAAGATATCAAAGACATCGACTCTTATACAGCATTTAAACCAATGTTAGCTGGTGGTTATAAAGAGAATGATGATTTTCCAATTATCGCTCAACCAAAGCTCGATGGTATACGATGCATTGCAAACAAGAGTGGACTTTGGACGAGAGCAAATAAGCCAATTACAAGTTGCCCACATATTTGGAATGAGATTAAAGGAATATTTGATGAGCATCCAGAGTATGTATTCGATGGTGAGTTATATAACCACGAACTTAAAGATGACTTTAATAAAATCACATCGCTTGTTCGTAAACAAAAATCTACAGAGTATGACATTTTAGAATCAGAAAGGCTTGTGCAATACCATGTTTATGATATGTATGACACTTCTGAGAGCGATTTAGTCTTCTCAAGCAGGTTTTTTAGGCTGGGTATGACACTTTCTGACATGAATGCAATTAAAGTTGTAGAAACTATATCAGTACAATCACAAGAAAGTTTAGACAATCTTTATGGTCAATGGATGGAAGATGGTTACGAAGGGCAAATGGTGCGATACGATATGCCTTACGAAAACAAAAGAAGTAAATACTTACTAAAGCGTAAAGAGTTTATTACTGACGAATTTAAAGTTGTTTCAATGTTAGAAGGTAAAGGTAACTGGGCTGGTTATGTAAAACATTTTGTATTACAAAAACCAGATGGTACAAACTTTGGAGCAGGAGTAAGAGGTACACAAGATGTACTTAAAAAATTATGGGACAATGGTGATACACCAAATTGGGCAACACTAAGATACTTTAACGAGACGCCTGATGGAATACCAAGATTCCCAGTTGTAATTGATTATGGATTTGGCCAAAGAGAAGATTAATGAAAAGTATTGCTGAATGGTTTAATATTTGCAAAGTTCATTGGAAAGAAATTTTTGCACTAAGTTTTATCATGCATTTCTTTATTGACATCTTCGTATTTTGGCTAGGATTTATTATAGGGAGAATGAGCTAATGCCTAAATGGCCTGAAAAACAAAAGTGGCACGACGGTGTGCGAATACAATTTGATTATGATGATTACATCGTATCAGCTGTAAGATTTACTGGTTCTTATGGGTGGAGAAAAGGCCTATGGGAAGTTGCCTTTATGGATAGAGATACACAAGATTTTGTGGAACCACCGCTCGACTTTATGAGTGAATACACTTGGTCGGGCGATGTTGGAATTTATGGGCATTTAAATGACCCAGATTTAGATAGAGTTCATCAAGCGATGAGTAAATTAGGTAGATTATGAGTAAATGGCACGGTGGCAAGGGCTCAAAAAGAAGACCTGAAGATAAGAAAAAGTTTGATTCTGAATGGGATCGTATCTTTGGTAAAAAGAAAGAACAACCAAAACCTGAAAGGGCGAATTGGTACGGAGAGGCTGATGTCGATGAAGATGAAGAATCAAGTTCTGAATTTGCTCATCCTGCCTATACAAGATACCCTCACTTGAAAGATCTCGAGAAAGCACTCGACGACTTAAAAGGTGAGATTGAAGGGAAGAAAAATGATGACTGAATATAAAGCGATGGTGGAGAAATACTCTATGTTAATTGAAGCAGATGAATGGAATAAGCAATCTACAGGAATGCATATGCATAGACTAAAGTCAATGTGGTATGAAACAGAAGAAACACAAAAACATACTGACAACGGAATGGTAGTTGATTATTCTTATCCAGATGGACATATCGAAAGATTCCAAAATGGAAAACTCATTCATACTTTTGGTGAAAAACTAGAAGGTGAAGCTCTTCTTGCTGCATACCAAAGTAGAACATGAACAGAAAAATAGCGATCGCTCTGATTGCTCCTTTGTTTTTAACAATAGGACCAATAGTTGCTGAATCTAAAGAAATTAAATTTGATTATGTTTTAACACAAGCAGAACACTGTATGGCACTTAATATTTACCATGAAGCAAGAAGTGATAATCTTGCAGGTAAATTTGCAGTAGCTGATGTGGTTCTGAATAGAGTACGAGACGATAGATACCCACATACAGTATGTGATGTAATATACCAGGGAGACCATAAACCATCTTGGAAAGACCCTAGTAAACTCGTACCTGTGCGTAATCGTTGTCAGTTCAGTTGGTATTGCGATGGAAAAAGCGATGACCCTTATGATACTGACTCTTGGAATGAAGCTGTTTTAATATCATCACAAATAATTAAAGAAGGAAAATATCGTGGATTAACTGAAGGCTCTACTCACTATCATGCAGATTGGATTGAGCCATATTGGGCACCAACTTTACAAGCTGTAGGCACAATAGGAAGTCACATATTTTACCGTGCCGACTAATATAAATAATCCTTTATAATGAGGAGTTTATTATGGTCGTTGCAGGAGTAGATTACAGTTTAACATCACCTGCAGTTTGTGTACATTCAGGCGAAGAGTGGAGTTATTCAAATTGCAAATTTTATTACATGGTGCCAAATGAGAAAAAGATTAGAGAAGCTGAAAACTATAATTGCACAGTTTATCCAGAATGGAGCGAGGACTGTGAGCGCTTCAATAATTTGGCCGAGTGGAGTTTACACTGGATATCTACCGCCGGATGTAGTAGAGTTGCTATTGAAGGATATGCCTTTGGAGCAGTCGGAAGAGTCTTCCAAATTGCAGAAAACGCAGGACTCCTTAAATACAAACTCTGGGAAAAAGGAATAGAGTACACAGTACCTGCTCCTACAGAAATTAAAAAGTTTGCAACTGGTAAAGGTAATGCAAATAAAGACATGATGTTAGATTCCTTTAAAGAAGAAACAGGGGTTGACATTCGTGTCAAACTTGATATAATAAAAGGATATAATCCAATATCTGATATTGTTGATGCTTATTATATCGCAAAATTCGGATTTTTTAACGGAAAAGAAAATGATAGTAATATTTAACGGACCACCAGGCAGTGGTAAAGACGAAGCTGCATCTTTATATAAAGAGATGTTTGGCTTTAAATCATTAAGTTTTAAACATCAATTGTTCAAAGAAACGATTGAGTTTTTTGGTGTCGATAAAGATTGGTTTATGCAAGGTTATAATGACAGAGACCAAAAAGAAATTGTAGAACATGCTCTTGGTGACCATTCGCGAAGAGAAGCAATGATACATGTATCTGAAAATGTAATGAAGCCAAAGAAAGGTTTAGATTATTTTGGCAAATTGGTAGCAGACGAAATTGAAGATGAAGTACATTATGCAGTTGCAGATGGTGGATTTGTAGAAGAACTCAAACCACTCATCGAAAAAGTCGGTAGAGAAAATATTGTAATTGTTCAGATTACAAGAGATGGTCATGATTATTCTTCAGATAGTCGTAGATACTTTAATGGTAATCTAATAAAAGAATACACAATCAATTACGAAACACCTATTGACGGTGCTTATGTGCTTGAAGAAGAAATGAACATCAAGACATATCGTGTACATAATAATGGCTCAGTCAGAAACTTCCATAGTATTCTAACTGATATTTACAATGAACTAAACGAAGATTATAAAATTGAAGCTAACACAGAAATTAGAGAAGATACCGACACCGAACATAATCAATCTGATTGATTGTCCCGAACGTAAATCATATACAGAAAAAGAATTTGCAAAGCTCGGAGTAGACAACATACATGTTCATGTCTATGAGCGATACAATAAAAATTCTATAGGATTCATTGGTGAACCAGGGTTATTAGAAATAATGACCAAAGGTGTTACATCATCTCATTTACTTACAATCAAATGGTGGTACGAAAATACTAACGAAGAGATTGGTTTATTCTTTGAAGATGATGTAGACTTTGAGCCTGTAAAGCATTGGAACTTTACACTCATGGAATTTATTGAAGGTATTGAAGTAGAGTGGGGAGCATTACATCTGTGTAATGTATTTGAATATCCCTACGATAAAGATACTGAATATCCACCAATGAATATTCGTCGTCGTAATTTATGGGACCACGGTTTACAGTGTTATGCATTAAAGCGTGAATACGCTAAAAAGATTATTGATTATTATTTTATTGAAACAGAAAACAACCAATCACTTGCAATTCACTATAAAATGCCATTAGGTGCTCCACCATCATTTGAAAACAACGTGATGCACGGATTTGGACCAGTGTATACATTTCCACTGTTCAATCAGAATGTAATCGACTTTCGTTCGAAGAATATATATTATTATAACCAACAAGCACAGAGTGCTATTTACTCTTACGAATTTTTAACAGATTGGTGGAGAAAAAAAGGCTCAACAAAATCATTAACTGAAATTTATGAGGAAGCGAAATATGAATGATTTAGAAAAACTATGCGCAGTACAAATTGTAATTAGCGATTTAGAAAAGCAAATTGATGGTAGACAAGCACAAGGATACTTGTATACGACTATCAATACATTAAGAGATTATGCAGATTCACTAAAGAAGTCTGTGAATGAAAAATTGGAGAAAGTAGAAAATGAGTTGCGTGTATAAAGGAGAAGTAATCGACTCCGAACAATCAGGTAACGCTAAAGGCGGAACTGAAATGATGAGGCAACGTTTTGTTGACCTCGTAGATAAAGACCTACAAGAAAAAGTTGCTGTTCACTTGAGTAGACCTCGTGAATTGAAAGATGATGTATTAAATATTTTATGGTGCCACGATTTGGCAGAAGACCCAGAGAATAAAATCTTATTAGATGGTGGTTGGGAAAAGTTTGACCATTTTGTTTTTGTATCAGCATGGCAACGTGACCAATACATCGTTCGCTTTGGAATTCCATACAGTAAATGTACTGTGATTTATAATGCTGTTGAAAAGCAATTTGCACCAACAGAGAAAAATACAGACACAGTTAAGTTCATCTATCACACAACACCACATCGTGGATTGGAATTATTAGTACCAATCTTTGATGCATTGAGTAAGCAATACGATAACATTCATTTAGATGTTTACTCTGGTTTTGAAATTTATGGATGGGAACAACGCAATGAAGCTTATAAAGGTTTATTTGCAACAATTGAAGCACATCCAAATATGACATATCACGGAGTAAAATCTAACGAAGAAGTTCTTGCTGCGCTTGATGATGCTCATATTTTCTTATATCCAAATATATGGAAAGAAACTTCATGTATTGCTCTTATTGAAGCAATTAAAAGTCAGGTTATTTGTATCCATCCAAATTATGGTGCATTACCTGAAACAGCACAGAATGCAACGATCATGTATGACTGGAACGAAGACCCACAAGTTCATGCAAACTATGCATTCTCAGTTGTAAGACAAGTGCTAGAAAGCATGAAACAGAATCCAGGATATTTTAATGGATTTACCTATTCAGATAGGTTTAATCTCGCAAGAAACAGTGTTCAGTCATTCCAAGTAATGTGGAACACAATTTTAAGGAACTTAACTAATGGCGGACAAGGATAACGTCGTACAGTTTCCTAGGCTAATTTCAGACCCGCCAATGACAGCGGGTGAAGTTAAAGATAAATTAAACACATATAAAGAAAATTATGCGAACGATTTATCTGAAATTATTTGGGAAAATGTGCTACATGAAATGGCGCGCGCTAATTGTGACTTTGACTCAGATATAGAAAAATACTTTCCGAGTATGATTCTTGTATTTGAAAGTATCAAAGCTTTACATTTGAAAACATTAGATGTCGACCACCCACTACATGAGTTTGCTAATAAGAATGTAGTAGTACTTGAGTCAGATGGGGCTCATACTGTAGGCGGACTAAAAACTACGCTCGACATAGGGGTTGACAACGACGAAGAAGTATGATATAATATACTCTTAAATTAAATTATGGTAAAATTATGATATTAGTAGACTACAACCAGGTGATGTTAGCTTCACTCTTTGCGAGTATAGGCAACCACCACAATGTGGAACCAGACGAGAATCTTATTCGTCATATGTTCTTAAATTCAATTCGATTTAATCGTAAAAAATTCTCTGAAGAATACGGTGAGATTGTTTTATGTTGCGATAACAAAGACGTATGGCGACGTGACTATTTCCCTTATTATAAAGCTAATCGTAAAAAAGGTCGTGATGCTTCTGAAATGGATTGGAATAAACTCTTTGAAGTTATCCATGGAATCAGACAAGAGATTGAAGAATTTTTTCCTTACAAAGTTATCAATATAGAACGCTGTGAAGCTGATGATATTATTGCTACATTAGTACATGAATATGGTACTGTGATGAATACAGGAGCTGAAAAAATTCTAATTCTTTCTGGTGACAAAGACTTTATCCAATTACAGACTTATGGGAATGTTGACCAATACAATCCTGTAATGAAAAAATGGGTAAGACATAACGATCCAAATAAATACTTAGAAGAGCACATATTAAAAGGCGATGTTGGAGATGGCATCCCTAATATACTTAGTGCTGACAATTGTTTAGCTATTGGTGAAAGACAAAGACCAATGACTAAGAAAAGATTAACACAGTTTTTAACTGAGCCAGAGACAATGGACGAAGAGACAAAACTGCGTTTAAACAGAAACAAGCAAATGATTGACCTGAGCTTGGTACCTCAAGAGTTCAAAGACAAAATTCTTGAGCAATTTAATATAGACAAAGAAATTGGTCGTGAACATCTCTTTAATTTCTTTGTTAAGAAAAAGTTGAAAAACTTGATTACAGATATACAGGATTTTTAAAATGATTAGATTATCTATGTCCGAAGTTCTATCTGAACTTCCAAAAAAGAAAACAAAAGCTGATAAGGTTGCATGGCTTCGTGAGAATGACAATGTACCTTTCCGCAATGTATTGCGTTTAATATACGACGAGAGTATTGAGTTCTTGTTACCCGATACTGCTCCACCTTGGAAAACAAACCAATTTGAAGATGAAGCAAAAACTATGCTTTATAGAGAAGCAAGACGCTTAAAAATCTTCATTAAAGGTGGTGGTTACGATGATATGAAACCAATTAAGCGTGAGCAATTATTCATTAAACTTTTAGAAGATATTGACAATGACGATGCTGGATTACTAGCTCATAATATGTTGTCACATACTAAAGTTAAAGGATTAACCTTACCAACTCTGTTAGAAGCTTTCCCAGACTTACTAACAACTCCGATGGATATGCGATAGAAGGAATGCAACTATGCCTAAGCGATTTAGAGATTATCGCAAAGGTGACGGCTGGGGACAAGACCCTCGTAAAGAAGACCGTCTAAATGAGAAACGCAAAAACAAGCGTAGACAAACAAAGCGCAGGCAAAGATTAAAAGATAAGTATGACCAATAATGTTGTTGTCGTAACAAACTTTCGTACAGGTAGCACAAGCTTTACATTAAACAAAGCAGAAGAATATGATTTGCCATATAAAGGTGAATTATTTTCTCACGAGAGACCTCACAGTATTGGTAAACTATTGACGCCCGATGATTTCAATAAAAAATTTAAATACAAAGATGCAAACATTGCTAATCTTGCTTTAAGTAACTGGAATATATTTGATGAGTTAAGATTTGGTGCAAAAGCATGTTATAAAATTATGCCTAGCCATTTCCATAAGCGATTTAATTATAAGACAGAAGCCGACTTATTTCAAATAAAAACTATTTTAGAACATGCTGATAAAGTTTACTATTTGTATCGTCGTGACTTTAGAGCACAAATTAAAAGTTGGTTAGCAGTTCGGCGTGATGGCTCATTCGGCCATACTGGGTTTATTACAAATGTAGCATTAACTCATTTAACGCCAGAAAATGATTATTATAAGAGAATGCTACAATTACATCGTGGCACTTATGGTAAAACAAAAGAGCCTTATAAAGCAACAATGGACCCAGACGACCCAGTATTCCATGCAAAAACGACCATGTCAATGCGCTCTCTAGTTACTCAATTAACTGAGAATTATGACAATATGGCCAAGCTATATAGTATGGTACCAGGTGAACTGGTTTGTTACGAGGATTACTTTTCAGGTGACAAATATAATCCCTATAACAGGGAAATAACTTGGACTGGTGAGCCTGAAATTGACCAGTATGTAACAAACTGGGACATTGAAGGACTATTCAAATAGGGGTTGACAAATGCATAAAAACATGTTACAATATCTAATAATGAATAGGAAAAGGATAAATTATGGACCATAGAACTGATAAATTAATACTAGTAGATTGCGATGGCGTACTACTAGACTGGAAATACGCATTCTATAAATGGATGTCAGAAAACGGCTACGAAGTTGCAACAGAAGGTGTTTACGATGTAGCAGAAACTTTCGGAATAACAAAAGATGAAAGTAAAAAATTGGTAAGACAATTCAACGAATCAGCAAGGATTGGATTTCTACCAGGGTTGCGTGATGCAATCAAATATGTTAAAAGATTACACGATGAAGGATATATCTTTCATTGTATAACCAGCTTAAGTACTGATTATTACGCTGGGAAACTCAGACAACAAAATTTAGAAAAACTTTTTGGACCAGCTGTGTTTGAAAAGATTGTCTGTTTGGACTGTGGGGCTGACAAAGACGATGGATTATTACCATATAAAGATAGTGGATGTATCTGGGTTGAAGATAAACCACTTAATGCTGAATGTGGATATGATTTAGGCTTAAGGTCAGTATTAATTGAACATTTATTTAATGCTGATTACAAAAACGATTCCATTCCAAAAGTAAAAAATTGGAAAGAAATCTACGAAATGATAGTAAATCAGTAATAAATAAAATAATGATAGATTGGATATTTAATTAATGCCAACATACGAATTTCAAAACACCGAAACTGGTGAAACCTTTGAGAAAATTCTTAAACTCTCAGAGCGCGAACCCTACCTCAAAGAAAATCCTCACTTAAAGCAAATAATTTCTGGAGCACGACCTGTGATTGACAGTGCTCGACTTGGTCGTATGAAACCCGACCAAGGTTTTCGTGATATACTTTCGTCAATGAAAAATAACAAAAGCTATACAGGAAACAAGATAAATGACTGGAAATAGAAATTTATCTTCCATTAACAAGGAGATTATATATGTCCAAACAACGTCGTATTTCACAAAAGGAGAGACGAAGACTCGCTAAGAATGGTAACGGAACACTAGATAGAAAATTTAGTATGCGACCCATTCAGCCAATCACAGATACTCAACAAGAATTATTTGATGATTATCGAACAGGCTATAATATAGCTGCGGTTGGTACGGCAGGAACAGGTAAAACGATGTGTGCATTATACCTTGGTCTAAATGATATTATGAACAAAGATGAATATGACCAAATTGTAATCGTACGCTCGGCTGTACAAACAAGAGAACAAGGTTTTATGCCTGGTTCACAAGCTCAAAAAGAAGCAGTTTATTCAGTACCTTATGCCGATATAGTAAATGATTTATTTGGCCGGGGCGATGCCTGGGAAATTCTTAAACAGAAAAACCAAGTAAAATTTATGACTTCATCTTTTGTGAGAGGATTGACATTTGATAATTCGATTATTATAGTCGACGAATGTCAAAGCATGACGTATCACGAGTTAGATAGTATTATTACTCGTGTTGGTGAGACAAGCAAAATTATCTTCTGTGGTGACACAGCTCAAGATGATTTAGCAGGAACTAGACACAAACACGATGTCTCTGGTCTTAGTAGTTTTATGAAAGTACTAGAAAAAATCCAGAGCTTCAGCGTAGTAAAATTCGGCGTTGAAGATATCGTAAGAAGTGGATTAGTGAAAGAATATATTATTGCTAAAGAGCGCGCTAGTAAATTACAAGTGCACTCACCTGTGAGTTATGGAACAACTAAATTTGCAGTAGCATAATAAATAAAAGGAGAGATTCAAAGGGGCTTCGGCCCCTCAACTCCTAAGGTACAAAATTATGACACAACAAACAATAGACGACTATAGACTTAAATGGTTAACAAAACAAGTCTTTAGAGTGAAAGTAAAAGGTAGTGACTCAGACCAATATTTTAATTGGATTGAAGAAAATGTAACCGAGCGATCGTTTACACATGCCTACGATGTTGATGCTGATGAATATACATTTATGTTTGAATTAGCAGCACATGCTGACAGCTTTAGAGAAAAGTTTTGTGGTGATTCCAGAACGGTTGATATAGTATAAAACAAAAACGGAAACTACATTATGGCTTTTAAGCATTTTGAACATGGTATTGATTTACCAACATTAACAAGAAAAACAACAGAGGAAGGCCGAAGATATTTTACACCTGCGGGTGACGCTTATCCTTCTGTTACAACAGTACTTAGTATCTTAAGTAAAGCATCAATTATTGCATGGCGAAAAAGAGTAGGTGAAGAAGTTGCAAATCGTATTTCAACTCAAGCTTCTCGTAGAGGAACAGCTGTCCATAAAATATGTGAAAACTATATTGATAATAAAGAAGATTGGAAAGAGGGTGTGCAACCTGCAAATATGTACATGTTCAATACAATGAGAGCCGTAATAGATGAAAAGATAAATAATATATGGTTCCAAGAGTGTTTTCTTCATAGTGATGAATTAAGAACTGCTGGACAGGTTGACTGTATTGCAGAATATGACGGAGAGTTATCTGTTATTGATTTTAAAACATCTCGCAGACTGAAAAAAGAAGAAGACATTACTGGTTATTTTATGCAAGTTTCATTTTATGCAAAAGCATTTAATGAAATTACTGGACAGAATATATCAAAAGGTGTTGTACTTATTGGTGTAGACGATAATGACCCACAAGAGTTTATTATTGATACTAACGAATATTTAGAACACTTTAAAGCTGTAAGGGAGAAATATTCAGAACTGCATGAAAAAGAGACGATACATTTTAGCTGATAAAGACATGGGTGTGTTCTTAGGAACATACGATGGTCGAGAGTTAGGATATGAAGATGACGGACGAGTCTTTGCTTGTTTTGCATCTAATAATCCTTTTAATTTAACAACAGCATGTTCTTTTAAAACACAAACTGCAGCAGACAGTTTTGCTAAAGATATGTTCGCACCTCACAAATATAAAAAACTTACTGCATTACCAGTAATGACAGATTCAGAATTTCCTAGTGTTGTAGACATTATAAAGTCTGGGCACTACGAAGAATCAGCAGAAATGCTGGAAATACTTTTTGAGAATGGAAATCAAACAATACATTAAGGGTTGACAAACACAAAAGAACGTGTTACAATAACAAGTATGATAGACAGAAAAGTAATAAGTGAAGCCACCATGTTCGCAATAGAAGCTCATGGTGACCAACGTAGAAAATATACAGGTGAGCCTTATGTTGTTCACCCAATTCAAGTCGCAGACATTCTAGAAAAAGAAGTTGAAGCTACAACTGAAATGCTAGCTGCAGCTATACTACACGATGTCGTAGAAGATACTCCTGTTACATTAAGAGATATCAAAGAAAAGTTTGGCGATACAGTCGCTGAATATGTACACTACTGCACCAACGTGTCTGAAAAAGACGATGGGAACCGTGCGTTCCGTAAGAAAATGGATGCAGACCACTTCGCTTTGGGCCCAGCCGAGTCCCAAACAATTAAAATCGCAGACCTTTTGTCTAATGCCGAATCTATAATCGAGCATGACCAAAAGTTCTTCCACAAAGCTTTCAAGCATGAAAAGCAATATATGCTCAACATCTTAACGAAAGCTGACGCAAAACTACTTAATAAAGCTCAAGAAGTCCTAAAAGAACACTGGGACAAGAAATAATTTAAAACAATTTCAACTTTTTTCACAAAAAGGGTTGACATTTGTAGAATAGCGTGTTATAATAGTCTCATAAAATATTAAATGGAAAGGAATTATTATGACAAGATTTGACAAAACACAATTTACATGGGACGGAATGTACCTCATGTACAGAGGCGATTACATCGGTTCTAAGACTATGGACGAAGTACATCCTAACTGTCACCCATCATGGGTAGGCAAAGTAAAACCTGCTTTTATCGCAAGACACAAGTATGGTTCTTTCCCTTACAAATCTTGGATTAACTGTTTAGTTGACAACTACACTGTTGAGGAATACCTCAAAGTTTCAACTGAACTTTCACCACTTGAAGCTGTCAATGCTGTCGGATACTCTGGCAGAGGACGTTATAACAGGAGAGCTGCATAATGAATATTCTTTCAAACGAAATCACAATCGCTGGTGACACTCATACTAAGCAACGTTTTGGTATGGCGTCTATCCACGACGAAAACAAAACTTTTACAGGTGATGTTCTATTCACCGACCAACTGAGAGCAGACCCACAAGGCAACATCTGGGATAAGAGCATCGAGATGAAATTTGAAGATACTGCACAAGTCGATGGCCTCACAGTTTGGAAATCAAATGGCGAAATCCCTTTCGCAGACATGTTACTTGACTTTGTTCAAATTGGTGCAATCACTCTTGAGCAAGCTGAGTTCTCACTTATTCAAAGAGCAAAAGACGATAAAGCTTCTCTAGCTACATTGTATAGAGCTGAAGATGGCAACATTTATCTTGGCGAAGGTGCTCTTGATTATCGCAAAGAGCGTCTTGCACAAATTGCAGAATACGATTACTTTGTTGCATAATTTGAAACAAATTGAAAATAATTGCAAAAAAGGGTTGACAAAACGATTTTGTTTTGTTATAATATACCCAACAAATTGAAAAAAGGAATACATTATGAGCGACATATCAATTCAACAATTCATTACCAACTTTAATGATGGTAAGTATGATTCAGACGACTACCAAACTCAGTGCGATGCTGGTTGGTACGACTGGTTCTGTAAGCAATCTTCATTGCGAAACAAAACAATCTTCTTAACAAAGAAGCTCAAGCAACTTTGTTTGTCTGATAAGATTGATATGAACAAGCACTACGTGTTTTTCAAAAACAACTGTGGCAACGTCTTGTACGACGACTTCCGTATTTGTTCTTTGGATACTGGTGATGTATTGTACTGTGTAAGTCCAAATGACCACGGACGTGCAACAGTTTGGGGTAAAGATAATAATTTCGATGCTCCTTTGGTAGATGGTAAGTGGAAGGATGTTAAAGCATTCTTCGGCGTTTAATTAATAATTGAAAAGGAAAATATATTATGGCACATGAATTAGAAATGGTAAACGGTGAAGCTCAAATGGCATATCGACTCAGCAAGGGTGTACCCTGGCACGGTCTCGGTGTTCCAGTTAGCGATGACATGACACCGTTAGAAATGATGAAGGCAGCTGGTCTCGACTGGACTGTTCGTAAAGTACAATCTTTCATCGAAGTAAATGGTGAACAAATTCCAACAGGTCAGCAATCTCTTATCAGAGAATCTGACAACAAAATTTTGACAAACGTTGGTGACAACTGGAATCCATGTCAAAACGAAACGGCATTCGAGTTCTTTAATGACTTCGTAAATGCTGGAGATATGGTAATGGACACTGCAGGTTCTATCAATGATGGTAGAATGGTATTTGCAGCTGCCGACGTAAATGATGGATTTACACTCTTTAATGGTGACGAAGTTAAAGGCTATTTGCTTTTCTCTAACCCACATGTTTATGGTAAATCAATCGACGTTAAATTTGTAATGACTCGAGTTGTATGTAACAACACATTGTCAATGGCACTTACAGAAAAAGGACAACCTGCTGTAAGGCTATCTCACAGAAACGAGTTTGATGCTGAAGTAGTAAAAGAGCTACTTGGTATTTCACACACTCGTGTTGAACAATTTAAAGAAGCTGCAGAATTTCTTGGTTCCAAGAGATATACTGACGAAGCTTATATCAAATTCCTTGCAAAGGTATTTGGTACATCCTCACAAGAAAACAAGGTTCTTAGCAGAACTGGTGAACGTGCATTAGAAATTGTTGAAACTCAACCAGGAGCGAATTTCAAGCCTGGCTCATGGTGGAATGCATATAATGCAGTAACTTATTTGACTGACCACGAACTCGGAAGAAATGCTGATACAAGAGCAACATCTTCATTGTTCGGCGGAAACGCAAGACGAAAGCTTGATGCTCTTGACCTTGCAGTCGAAATGGCGGAGGTAGCGTAAGCTACCTTCCTTGAGGAAATAAGTGCTATTATTTTTAGCAAAAGGGTTGACAAATTCATTTTTGTTTGATATAATAGTACTTATAAATTAAATTAAACTTTGGAAAAGGATATATTATGGTAAAATTGGATAAAAACGGTAAAGTCAGAACTGACGCTTATGTAGGTACATTCTCAACAGAATGTTCAGGTGACATGTTGGAAGTAGAATCTATCAAAAACATGGTTAAGCATATGAATAAAGAGCTCAAGTATCACAACGCTCTTGATAAATTTGGCAGACCAATTAGATTCAGAACAACTCTTAAGGCAAGAAAGCCTATCAATAAAATCAGAAACTCAAGAACTGGTAAACTCAGAGGATATACTTCCTTTGGCGATGTGATTGGTGGAATGGCAAATGCTGCTGAAATGGATGTGTACATTCACAGATATCTATCAGACGCAATGTGGAAAATGGGAAGGTATTCATAATGGAAAAACCAGCTTTACATAGAAGAGCTCTTATGTTCGTCGTAGACAGCTGGAGGCTCGTAATGGATGCAAAATACAATCCACTAAGATTTATACCAGACCCAAGCTTACAAGCATACTTCACATTAGTACTCTTTACTATGTGGTCTGTTTATTTTGGATTTGTAGCATCTTACTACATGGGATGGATTGGCTACTCTACAGTAACAAGTATTTTTGTACACTTTGGTGTATTGTTTCCAATCATCATGACTAATGCAGTGTTTAAAGATGCTGAGCGTGATGGCTCTAAATGGGTGCAAGACTGGAGAGAAGAACAATCAAGCTTCAATCTCTGGAAAAAAATCTCACAAAGAAACTTTGAGAAAAGAGTTAAGTGGGATATTGATAAGGAAGCATAATGAGCTATCCAACTCAATCGCAAATTCATAATGCTATCGTAGATGGTATTGAAAAGATTTTAATTCGACTTGACGAGATAGAAAAAAAGCTCGAAGAGTTTAAGGACAAAAAAGATGAAAATTAAATTTGATGTCGAAATTGACACAAAAGAAGATAGAGATGTTGGTGATGAAATCATCAATCTTCTCAAGCTCATGGCTGAAAGGCTTGAGCAACTAAATGATGATGGTGAAGAATAATGGAAATTCTTAACTTTCTAGGAGCATCGGTATTTATGATAGGTGCATTTTGGTTTTGCTATATGAGCTTTCATGTAACAGAAGAACAAAAGCAGGGAAAATACATACCGCTACCTTGGGAAGAAGGTGGATTTCTTAGAAAACTTTTTACAAAATCTAAATAATTGTGACAAGTTTGTAAATTATTACAAATATATACAATTTTTATAAAGCATTATTACTTTTGATTATATATAGTTATGTATGACATAATGGAGTGTCATACTACTTTTGAGATATAATGAAAAGCAACAAATACACAATAGCAATTGCTGCTTGCTTAATTGCAGCACCAGTATACGCAGACTGGAGAATGGAACGATTCGATTTGGATGGTGACAATCTAATAAGCGTAAATGAGCTAAAGGCGTCAGGCTGTGTAGTAAAAGAATCTCTTTTTAAACACGCTGATAAAAACAGAGACTCCTTCTTAGACAAAAAAGAAGCTAAAAAAGCTTCTGAGTATATTATAAGAAGCAAATGTCCTAAAGGAAAATAATGAAAGAAAAAATACAAGAACGATTAGAATTGTTTGTTCTCGTTAGTATTTTTTGTGTTTCAATATTAGGAGTCAGTCCAAATGTTATTTAAAGCAATCCGTAGATTTTTCACCCGAGGGTGGACAAGAACATTCTTTAAGTATTGGATTCAACCGTGGCATACAGGTAGGTAATGGAATTAATTATAATTCCTACAGCTTTACTGATGGCATACTTGCATCTCAAACATAATCCTATGTACGAGATACGACAAGCGCTCTGGCTCGAAGCTCGGCAAAAGCAAAACTCAAAATAAAGGAGACAAATAATGAGAGCCATTCTAAGCAAATGGTTTGATTTAAATGTGGAGATTTGCGTCGAGTGTTTACTATGTACTCTGATGTTAGGAGTAATGGTATATTCCGTAAGTACAATCGTTTAGACAAACCTAGGTAAAAAGCTAAAGCACTCAGAAATGGGTGCTTTTCTTTATACGATGTAATCGACTCTAGATTTTTTTGCTGTATGTAATTTACCGCTCTTTCCTTTATAAGGTTGTGTAATTCCTTTACTACCTTCCTTAATAAACAATAAACTTCCCATACAATATGCTACTGAAATTAGCATGATCGCTAATAAAATAAATTCCATTTTAAACGTCCTTAAACTGTACTGATACTCCGCATCCACATGATGCTATTTCGTTTGGATTAATAATTTTAAAGTATTCATTGAGTCCTTCGCGAACCCAATCAAGAGTAGAATCTTTTAGATAAGGCTTAGACATCTCGTCAATAGCAATTTTAAATTTGCCATAATCTAAGATAGTATCGTCATTGCCCACTGAATCAGAGTAACCAATGATATACTCAAAACCAGCACACCCGCCCCCAGTGACACCAAGACGAATAGTATCTCGGCTGTCATTCTCTGTTCTCTCAATCGCTTTAAGTATTGCTGCATCTGTTAGTTCCACCATTCCGTTATTTATCTTCTATTACATCGCCCTTCGGCTTTTCTTAAAAGTCTAAAGTTATTTACTGTAACTGCACCTGTTGTTAAACCTGCGCCAAGTTTCCATCCATACCAAAAATTTTCATCACCAGATGACAAAGCGCCAAGTCCACCAATAATAAAAAGTTTTATTCCTACCATTTCATGTATCTCAGGTACTTCTGGTAGTAATGGATTTGCTTCGGTTATACAATCATATTTTAATCCACGATAAGTTGAATAGACATCAAGTACTTGAGCAGACCAAAAAAGTATATCTATGATTCGTTTTTCATCTTCGGTCCAGTGGTCTATTGCGTATTTAGGTTCTTTTTTTACTTGCCATTTTGGGTCGTGTTGTAAGGCGTAAAAAGAGGGAACCATATCAGGACCGTGTGGTAGATTAACAATAGCACCATTTGGCATTACTCTTGCTTTACCAACAACGACTCTCTTAACTGTTAATTGATTGTAAGGAGCTGCATGCCCCATTTTGATAAGTTCTTTTCGCGCGTCTGAGATTTCAGAAATAAATGGGTCCTTTGGAACAAAGGCTGAGACCGGGACTGCTAATAAAAGAAATCCTAGTAATAAACTACTTAGTGGTCGCGATGAAAACTCCATTCCAGTCCTTCGGAAGATCTTGCGTTTTCATATACTCACAACGCTCAATCCACATTTTATAATAACCTTGCATTTGTCCTTCGAAGCAATCCATGAGGTCATTACATATTTTTATCGCCTTATCAAAGTTTTGCTTTTGATAATTTGAATGCATTGCTTCGTGCATCTCTGCTGGTTTAATATATTTATTCTTATCTAGGTCTAACACAGTGTGTATTCCAATTCCGACTGTTTTTCCTTTCACTGCAAGGTCATCTACTTTTAAGAAAAAGAAATCATTAGGAGAACATCGTTTAACTGTTTCTTCACCGACTAATAATAAGCAACCATATTCTTTACATTTTGACTCAATTCGTGCAGCAGTTGAAACGCTGTCGCCAAGGACGTCATAACTATGTCTTGCTGTAGACCCCATCTCACCAAGATAACCAAGACCAGTGTTAATCCCAGCCCCCATACCAATTGGTGGTCTACCTTCTGCCGTAATCTGTTCATTAAATTTCTCCACTGCTCGAAGCATGTTAATACCAGTTTGTACTGCATTTTTAGGATGTTCTTTATCTTCTATAGGTGCATTGTGAATGTGCATTGACGCATCCCCTATATACTTTATAATCATACCATCTGCATGGAGAACAGGCTCGGTGATAGCATCCATATATCCATTCATTAGTTTAGTCAAGCCTTTGACGTCGTCACCGAAACTTTCCCCAAGCGGAGTGAAACCTCTCAAATCAGAAAAACAAATACTTATCTCACGTTTCATGCCATCTTTTATTAGAGAAGGATTCTCTTGTAAGAGGCGAACAACTGTGGGCGATGCATAACCTGCAAATTGCTTTTCTATTTGACGTTTCTCTTGGAACGTGATATAATACTTATTATAACTTGATTGAGCAAATACTACTAAGGAAGCAAATGAACTCAATGTCGCGTCGACGAATGTCAATGAATCGGTCCAAAGCCAGTAGCTTACTCCGTAAGCGGAACCAACAAGAGCAAGAGAACTTATCACCGCAGGAATTGTGGGAAGTCCATAGACCGCTGCAAGGATTCCTAAACAGCATATCAGAAGAAAGACGAGCTCAAATATTGGCTGCCAGTCGGGAATCTGTATTTCAACTCCTGAAAGAACGGTTTGAATCAGATGAGCTTGAACTTCGTGGGGATACTTTGCACCCATTGGGGTTGCGACTGGATTAGAGTAACCTTCTGCGGTTATTCCATATAAAAGTACTTTACCGCTCCAGGGATTCTGGCCATGAGTTGTTCGTTCAGATAATTCTGTTATACTGATTGAGTCAAACTCATTCCAAAAAGATATTGGTACTTCTGCAAAAGAGTTTGTTGTAATTGGATTTTGTCTTCCCATACGAATCCATTCGACACCGTTAGTGCCGACTTTCATCTGATAGCTTGGTTCTCCAGAGTACACACGTAATGTGTCGAGTGCGAGAGATGGGTAGGGATTCCCGGCTGCTTTGACAACGAGCGGTGCACGTCGCACGACTCCTGTTGGTTGGTCAGGAATTGCAACAGTAGCACCAACCCCAAAAGCCCAGCTAGATAACTCATTAATAGGATAGAGTAAGCCTGGGAATTCGTAAAGCCAGTTATCATTTTGTTCTCCAAATAATGCAACACCAACGAAGGTTCCAACTCCATCTGATGTTTGTTGAGTGGGAGCAGAAGATAATACGACAGCTTTATTTGCCATTGCTTCTGCGAGGTCATTGTCTTTACCAAATCTATCTTGTTCGGAATATATTATGTTCAATACATTAAGTGCATCAGCAGGAGCTTCATTTAAATATTTAGCAACTATATCTCGAGGCCATGGATACTGACCTTCTTGAGCGATCGCCTTTTCGTCAATATTGACTAATACTATATCGCTTGACTGTATTGTTTCTTGTGTTGATTGTAGATAGTCATAATAAGAATATTTAAAAGATTGAATTATATCTGGATTACTAATTTGTAAAGCACCGAATGCACCAATCGTAATTAATACAGTCCACCATTTTGTGAGATATTTAAGCACGATATTCCTTAACAGTATTAACTAATGCTCTCACATTTTCTACTGGTGTAGTTTTATGTATGCCATGAGCAAGATTTACTACGTAAGGTTTATCTTTCATTTTATCTAATACAGGAGTTATATCTTCTCCGTTTATGAGTCTTTGTACTGTTATTCCACCTTGTAATACTTCACCGTGTATTTCATCGACGGGTTTATCATCACTAATATTTGTACAATCTGGATTGACAATCTCGATGTATTTGTTTATTTTATCACCAACTAATCTTGGGAAAGCTATAATACAAACATGAGGATAATGTGCTCGAATAACATCAACAATTATTTTTGTTGGTTCAATAACAATTTCATCAAAGTCATGTTCCGATATATCACCAGCATGACTGTCGAATATTTGTATCGTATCACAACCAGCTTCAATCTGCATTGAAAGGTGAGTTACAATATATGGTATTAATCGGTTAACTATATCTGAATCTACAGAATCACACATGTACTTACAGAGCGTATAAGGAGCTGCTGCAAAACCAATAAGTGATTTACTATCATCAAGTTCTTCTCTTACTCTTCTGATAGCTTCATAAACAGGTTCGCATTTTTGAATAAACTCACCTTCTGTTGTTTCCCAAAAAGATTCGTTATAAGGTCCCAGTACGGGACTAGGTGTATAATCTAATTCTTGCCCTAAAGCATAATTGATTATTAATATGTCTGAGAATATAATTGCTGCATCCATATCAAATTCTTTAATAGGTTGCATTGTAATTTCTGCTGCCTTACTTGGAGTAAGAGCCATATCTAAAAAGCCATTTGATTTTTCTTTGATCGCCATATATTCTGGCATGTATCTTCCGGCTTGTCTCATTAACCAAACAGGATATAAATTGACCTCTTTATCCTGTATGGTCCTTTGTAATAATGTTTTCATAATTAATTAAATTGTTTTTGTACCCATTTGAATCCAGCATATAGCGTCAAGCCATAGATGGCAAATATAGTAAGAGGCACTGCCATATTTAAAATTGTCCATATATCTAAAAATAGCAAATCTGTTGTAAAATCTATAATAGCTTCTGCGTCGCCCATCGGCTCAACTTGAAACGTTTCTGTATTGTATTGCATATCGGCTTCAGCAAGCATTTGGTTAAATCCTTCTTCGGTTAAACAAATCATATCTTGAGGGCAACCTTCATCACCCGGATATAATGTTCCTACTGGATTTCCGTAAATATCTAATTCCATTATTCTTGCGTCACCGTTACACCACAACCATTCGAGTTCATACAATCTACTGATAAGTTATATGTCTGATTAGTTGTACTCATTTGTTTTAAAATTAAATCTGTTCCATATAAACCATCAAGAGTAATATTAGCATTATGAGTTGCATTGGCGCCTTTTTGGCGAATGAACACATCGTTAAAATCGTTGTATATTGTAAGGTCTACATTCTTTACGCCACTACTTTGTTGTTTAATTTTAACTTCGTTATTACTACCTGCTAAATGTAAATCAAAGTTGTGTCCGTCTGTTGCATCTGTTTGGTTTGTTTGTTGAACTGCCAATTGATTATTGTTACCATATAAAGTAATATCAATCTCGTGTCCACCACCTTCATAGTAATCATATGACCAATTTAAATCTGTATCAGAATCGAGAGTATCCCAATCGACACCTTGACCTAATTTCATTTGATTACCTGAACCACTTACTTCATCAAATGTAATTGAATTAGGAAGTGTTGTTGTATGGTCATTGTATTGAACCAAATACATATCCAAACTCGATGCTGTAATGTATGAATTACTATCTAACATTTGGATTACATTATCATAACCAAATTGGTCGATGCCTAATTGAAGATTATCTCCGGTTTGTTCTATACTGATTTCGTTATCGCCATAAGCTTTTCCTGCAGCAAGAAACAAATACATTCCTAGAATGAACCATCCTAAGTATAGTAAACCTCTATCTATTTTTTCGTCTTTCATATGTAAATATCCACTATCTGTCCTGGTCTTTGCAACCATCCATATTTTAATCTTAAATAACGTTGGTAATTATTTTTATACCTCATTATTATTTATCCACCTTGCTTAATTACAATTATTGAATTTTGGCCATTGTTCAAGTCAATGATACCAGAATATCCATCTACTTCAGTGTCAAGTTTAACTGAAGCATCTACTGCAAATACGAGTCGTATTGTTCCTTGTACATTTCTGTAAAATACAATTCTACCACTATCTTCAAAAACGTTGTATTGCGAATCTGCATTTAATCCAAAATCTGCACCCTTAAGTTGTGCTCCAAAAGAACTACTTGAAATAGCTCTATCGTCGAGTGCTGCTGTAGTTTTAACTAATTCTTCTACTACATCTAAAAGGTCAGTTAAGAAATCTACATCAAGATAATCAATATCTAATTCTGTAAATTCTAAAGCGTCATCAGCTAAATAATCATATTCTAATTCATTAAATTCTAAGAAGTCAATGTCAAGTAAACCTTGGTCTTGGTTTGCGTCATCTGCTAACTCTTCGTCTATAGATTCTTGTACTTCTTGAGGCGGTGATACGATAAACATGTTATCAATCATCGCTGGTGTTATATTGTTTATTGTGACAGAATTAGTGGGTGGACTATCTAAAGTTGAGACCATTGTAGCTGCGTAGGCCTCATCTAGAATCACAGAACCACCCAGATTGAATACTTCTATTGTGCCTGATGGATTACCTTTATCATCAGGAAGTAGTACTACGAGGCTCCTCCCTAATTCGTCTATTGTTGTTGTAAAATCTGTACCACGAACTGATATTGTAGCTGTGGGTGTTTGTATATCAATATTGTTTTTATTGACCATACCCAAACGACCAGATGCAAATCTTGCAGTTCCCATTGCCATTCTCATGGCCATTTTTGATTTGCTTGGGTCTGGGTCATAGTATACTTTATCGATGTATACTTTTGTGTTTTCTGTGAGGCTAAGTTCTGCCTCGTCTAAAAATTCTATTTTAATTCGGCCATTTTCTGTTTCGGCCGTATCGTTCATTTCGATGTCTGGTATAAACGCACCAGTTACTACAAACTCTTCACCAGCTTCTCTGGTTAAAGTTGCATCGCCTTTGTATTCAACAATGTTGCCAATTGAGTCTGCTGCAGACAAACTCAACGGCAACATTAGGAAAATACTAGCTATCGTTAGATGAATCTTTTTGATTAATCTGAATTGTAGCATTTTCGCTGTCGACATCTAATGTAATAATGCCATTACAAGTTGATACACCTGTAGGGCATGTTCCACTCATTTGATTAATATCAATATCAGCAGATGAACCATCGAGAGTTAAATTAATCTCATGTTCTGCTCCATCTTTCTGCATAGTATTAATATTGTTTGAACCACCCGTTACGTCAAAATTCCATATTGCGTCGTCCACGTCAATATCAACATCAAAAATATTACTGTCACCTATTAAGGTTAAATCAAAATCCAATCTCTCAGCACTTGCATTAAATCCTTGGTCAAAGTCCATAGTGTTAGAATCACCTGTGATATCCACATCCATTGTAGAGCTATCAGATGAGCCTGTATCACCAATGTTCCAATCCCAAGAGTTACTGTCACCAGTAAACAATAGATTCATAACATAGCTATCTGCTGTTAATGTACCAAATAACAAGTTTTCGTTACCTATTTGGTCGATATCAATATCTAAGCTTGAACCAGTAATTACCATAGCACTTGAACTACTTGAAAAGTTGTCCAATCCTATTTTGTTACCATATCCATATTGGTCAATGTATAGTGTTAAAGTATCACCAACCTGCTCAATATTAATTTCATTATCGTCAGTAGCTTGCGCAAATGCGAAAGTTGGAATAATTAAACTTAGGCCTAAAAGTTTTCTAATCATTCTTCTTCCTCTTTATTTTTATTCCAGTCTATTTCCCAGTATCCACGACGATTACCTTGATAGACCATTTCCAGCACGGCAGCTTCTATTGCTGTTCGCACTGCATACGTCACACTCTCATTATTTCCTACACCGTCTTCATACTCTACTAACTGTGTTCCTTGTTCATAAAATCTAAATAAATCACCACCTGAGCCATAACTTAAAATTGTCTTTTTCGTTTGTACGTTCAATAGTACTTCACCTGTAAGAACAGATACTGCTCTTACGGAAACAGTTACTTGGTCTTGTCTGTATTGTTTACTAAATCCAATACCAAGTGTTCTTGCTCCTCTGCCACCGGTTTTAATATTACTATCATAACCGATAATACCACCTTCGATTATCATTCCTGCGAATAAAAGTGGTCCTAAATTTTGTGGCTCTTCGCCTAATACTCTAGCAGCTTCGTCTCGGCCAGAACGAATAATTTGTCGTTCTCTCACTAAAGCATCAATCCCTTGTCTTTCTACTACTCTAAACCATGCACCATCACCTGCTGTTTTGAGTGCATCAATTAATAATTCAGTTCCGCCTTGAGTTACAGCTGTTGAAAAGCTTTGACCAGAAACTGAATCTTTACGTTGTCCTGTTTTATCTAAAAAGTTATATACAGCAACCACAGGCTTATTTTTAGCAGGTGGTAAATTAAGCAAATCAATATATGATGGTAACCTTACAACTTCTGGTGCCTCGACACAAATTTGTTTTGTTTCAACATATTTACGAGTACCGGTATATATTTGTTTTCCAAAACTTAAAGCATCATCATTTATAATACCATCATTATCAAAATCGGTATTAAATCCTTGTGCAAATCTTCCTTCGCCATATTCACAATAAGCTGGTCCATCAGACCACTGTGGCATTTGTGCACAACTTGCCAAGATAAGTGTTGACATAAGTGCAGGTAATATTTTAGCCGCCATCTGGATTCTCACTTCCAAAGTTTCCTGTACCTACTGGAATCTCGATAACAGTTGTAGTACCATTCTCGTCAGTAATTGTCATCTTAATAAATTCTGTACCGTCTGCATTTGTAATGACTTCATATGTTACGACTGAACCTTCCAATGTAAAAGATCCAAATCTTACTGCGTCATCGTTAGAGAACATATTGTCTACTAACTGTTTTGCTAACTGAGCATAAATTCTACTTTCCAAGTTACGAATAAACTTTGATAGAGTAGAATTATCTAATTCTCTTTGTGCAGCTCTTTCTGCAGCTTCAAGAGCATCTTTAATTGCTTTCTTTCTGCTGTGTTCTTGGTTCTCAATAGTTAAGTAATGAGCACCAGTTCCTACTCCACTAAAAGATGGATTTTTAAATTTATGAACAATAGGCTCAGCCATTACATGCTGTGCACTAAAGTATAAAAGTAAAACTAGAATCCCTAGTAATGTCTTATTAATTATCTTTAGTTTTTTCATCTTTTTTCTCTGCCTCAATTTTATCATCATAGTGTTGCATCAGTTCTTGTCTTGCTCGATATTCCAAAACTACATTTACTTTCTGTTGTAAACGAATTAAGTCTTGGTCGAGCATTCTTACTCTATCAATCACTTTAATAAGTTGCATGTGGTGTTTATCAATAGCTGGGTTTATTTGTTCGTTAATAAATTTCCAAACGAAATAAACAAAATATCCTAGACCTACCACCATGATTGTTGGGAAGCCATATTCGGATATTAATGTTGCTATATCAAATTCCAAAGTTTAACTCATATTGTACTGGTGCATGTTTTCTAAAAACCATACATCCATCTTCATCTAACTCCAATGTAAAAGTATCACCTACATTAAGCGGTGTTCTATCAACTTTTACTTGCTGATGTGGTTCCAATTCTGTATCCACACCAATTAACTTCAACCCATTTTCAGTAATAGAAAATGGAAAATCAAAATATAACATTCAGTCTCTCCTTACGTCAACTTTCCCGTCTTCAACAAAATTTTCTGCTCTTGCAATTCTATCCGTATCAGGTCTTAAGTCTAATGCACTACTGACTAAAAGGTCGATTTTAACAATTTCATTACTCATAGAACGCGCTCTATTTTCTAGACCCTCACTGAAAATTGTTAGAGTTTTGATACTATCAATGATTCCTTCGAATATTTGCTTAATAATAAGAAATATGAAAAATCCCATTGTTAGTGCGCCAGCAATAGGTAGTCCGACGTCTGATATCAATTGCAAGATTTGTTCCATTTTTTACTCCATTTACGAAGCTTTGGGCCTCAGATTCTATTTATAATAAAACAAATTGAAAAAAAGGTGAATTATTTTAACAAAAAGGGTTGACAAACGATACAAAACCAATTATAATATACTCATATTTTAAATAAAACGGAGAATAAATGGAATATAGAATCTTAGGAAACCAACCAGAACCAACTTTAACAAGGAAAGATATGTACATATCTGACTTTGAAATGAGACATAAATCTCAAGTAACATGGAGAAAAGGAGTTGCTTTAGTCAACGAATTTTGCTCAGCAAATCCAGAGTTTGAGGGTTGCCAATTCTTTATCAATGACCCGTTAACAGTAGGCATATATCCACAATATGCAGAAGGTGAAACACCTCACGATTTCGACGAACTAGTACTAAAACTAGAATCATTAGGATTCTACGGAAAAGCTGCTGGTTACCACACACAACAACAAGCATTTGCATTTTAATTTAAAATAAATGCAAAAAAAGGTTGACAAATCAAATCAAACGGGTTATAATAGACCCATAAATTAATGAGGAAAGGAATTATATTATGCTAACTAAATCTGAAATGACTAAACTGAATGCTCTTTTTGCTAAGGCTGACTCAAGCCAAATGAAAGAGATTTCTCAAATGTTCAACACGCAATTCAAAGCTAAAACTCAAATGGCTAAGAATAGCTTTACTGTTGGACAGAACGTATTCTTCAACGATAAGCGTGGACAGAAAATCGAGGGTGTTGTTACTAAGGTAATGATTAAAAACATCCAAGTTTCTACAGACGCTGGTTTGTGGAGAGTAGCTCCTACACTTCTAAAGGCGGTGTAACATGAATCATACTTATGCTAAAGAATGTATTGTCGAAAATGTCGACAGTGGAAAAGAAGTCGAAGCTGAAGTTTCGCACTTCGTAGCAGAACAAAGCTTATCGGTATACATGAATACCGTTAAAGTTAACTTCTCTTATAATGCAAAGTACGGTGATTACCACGGAAGCTTTGCAGGAATGGATTTTGTGACCAAAGGTCCTAAACTACTAGGTTCTTATAGATGATTGAAATTCTTCAAGAAATAACTGACTGGGGCGATGCTCCAGTTGCAAATGGCCAATATCATGTCAATGGGCTTGGTCAATTAGTTGCTTATCAAGCACTAAACGGAGAGTTGAAAACATTCAAATCTCCAATGAAACAATTTTCTAAGGCAAGAAGAAAGTTTAAAAAGGTAGGTGAATACAATGCGTAATGCAATCTTTACAGTAATTTTTATATGCCTAGTTGGTGCTGGATTCTATATGGGACTAAGTTCTGTTGCATCTATGCCTGATGTGCATATCAGTCACTCAACAGGCGAATGTGTAAAAGTTATTAATTATGATGAGCGTTTTGATTACACTTGCGAATCTCTACCTGAAAAATATAATCACATCTGGGTAAAATGAATATATTTGTACTTGACGAAAATCCAATTATTGCTGCACAAATGTGTTGCGATAAACATATACCCAAAATGATTGTTGAGAGTGCTCAAATGCTTTCAACAGTACACCGAATGCTCGATGGTATACCAGAAAAAAGACCATCACGTTCAGGTAAAACTATACAAACGTACTACTCTTTTGGTGACGAAAGAGATGACATGTACTATTTAGCTGTTCATAAATTCCACCCTTGTACAACGTGGACTGCAGAAAGTAAGACTAATTATGAATGGCATTACGAACACTTTCGTGGCCTAGCTAACGAATACGAATATCGTAGAAATAAAATACATGCAACGTGGAACAAACTTGGCATCATGCTAAGTAAGCCACCTAAAAATATACCAGACATTGGGCTCACTGAATTTGCACAAGCAATGAGCCATTATCCTGACTGTAAAGTTGAAGGCGACCCAGTTCAGGCATACAGAAACTATTACCATGCCGCAAAACCTTTTGCGAAATGGGATTGGGGTCGACCAGCACCTAGCTGGTGGCGCGGATATGAAGGTTACGATGGTCATTTACCATACGCAACACTCAACGAAGCGTCGTAAGAGAAATATTGTTTATTATAAGTATATTAAGGAGGCACTAATGGCAATGAACCAAGATATGGTTAAAACTTTAATGAAGGAATGTACCGACGGTAGTTTAGATACTGAAACGGTATTATATGCTGCTCTAAGTAAGCTTGATGAACTAGGTGAAAATTTAGTTTATGATTTAGCTATCGAGCAGAAATTTATTTCTACAGAAGATTTTGTTCCTGATGCAGATGAAACAGATATAATCGAAAAAGAAATAGATGAAGATGTTGAACTAACAGCTCAACAAAAAATTATTGAAAAAGTTTTAGCAAGATACGGGGATGTCTAAGTGGATACAACTCAATTTATCATAACATCAATAGTTTTTACCATTGCTGGTTATTTGATGGCAAAGACTGATAAAAGTAAAGCCTCACTTTCAGAAACTAAACGCATTACTCAAGAAACAATTAATACCCTTATTGATATGGGCTACGTTAAAACTCGTGGCACAGGAGCAGAGCAGGAATTAGTTCGTTACGACGAAGAATAAACTTGCCCCGTTCGTCTAGTGGTTAGGACACCGGGTTTTCATCTCGGCAACAGGAGTTCGACTCTCCTACGGGGTACCAACACTTTATATTATGGAAAAATTTATACAACTTTTAAGAGAAATAGTTTGGTGTTTAACTGGACTAGGTGTATTAGCTATGATTATATTATGGACCGAAGGTGCTTTTGCTAATACATGTTTTAAGTTACTTATGGCAGCTCTGTGAAAACTGAAACTAAACGTATTCATAAAGAAACAGCAACACAAATTGCAACTGGTTTAGCTGTAAACTATCCACTCAATTTGTTCTTGCTCTGGATTTATATTGAAAAACTCGGTATAACAGACCCAATCAAATTGGGTACTTTAGTTACTCTTGTAATGACAGTCGTAGCATACACTAGAATATTTCTTTTACGCTCATACTTTTCTAAGAAGTATAGTAAATGAAAATAGGAACTCGTAAATCAGACTTAGCGATCGCCTATACAAACAAAGCTTTAAAACATTTAGAGCTTGATTTAGATATCGTACATATCGATTCAACAGCCGACCTTAATCCTACAACATCCATTGAAGAAATGGGTGGCAAAGGAGTATTTACAAAAGAGATAGAACAATCACTTATAGATGGTGACATCGATATTGCTTGTCATGCGTTTAAAGATTTGACTCGTGATAATGATGATAAATTAGAAATCGCCTGTGTATTACCAAGAGCAGATTTTAGAGATGCACTTATTGGTAATCATATTAATCCAAGAACAATTGGCACAAGTAGTCCTCGCAGAATTTGGCAATTAAAAGAATTATATCCTGGTGCAGAAATTGTTCCTATTCGTGGTAATATAGATACTCGAATTGCTAAACAAGAAAATAGCGAATATGATGCTATTGTTTTAGCAAAAGCAGGACTTGATGCGATGGGAATTACTATTAAAGCAAGTCGTATATTTGGTACTGCTGATATGATGCCTGCACCTGGTCAAGGTGTAATTGCTTTACAAACTCGTAAGGGCGATCAAAGTATTAAACAAATACAAAACAAAAATGATATGGAAACGTGGTATTGTTGTATGGCAGAAAAAGAAATGCTTAAAACAATAAACGGAGATTGTCAAACACCGATTGGTGCATTAACCTATATTGACGGAGAGAATATCAGAATGGTAGCTAAAAACTTTGAGAATGGTAAATTAGCCTATGAAGAAGGTCATCTAGATTCATTTAAGACCATTGGAATCCGAGTCGGTATGTCACTATTATAAAAAAGGGCCATGACTGGCCCTCTTCTATTTAATTCTAGTAATTACTTTTCAGTAACAAACTCATTTAATTTTCGAGCAAGACTAATAACAGCTGCTGCTGATATTTTCTTTACTGGAATTGGTTTGATATCTTCTGGATTATTCATGTTATGCTCTTGCACAGCTTGAATTTCTCTTTCGATATTACTGTACAGAATTCCTTCTGCTTGACTTAATAGATTTGCTCTGATTTCAAAGCCTGTTAAATTTGACATATTTTTCTCCTGTGTGTGTATGTGTGTCATGTACATTGCTGTACCTATTATTTATAACAAATTCCAGACAAAAAAAGAGGAGCCCGAAGGCTCCTCCCAAAGATACTACTAATTTATTATTAGAATAAGTTAGTTACACGTACTCTTCTGTAGTACTTGTTAGTATCGTTAGTTAATGCACCAAGACCTTGGCTAGATACATCACCCTGTGCAAATGGATTAGCAACCATTCCATAACGAGTTTTGAACCCGATTTTTGGTTGGAAGCTATTCTCACCAACAGCACGTACCATTTGTAATGGAACGTATGGGCAATAGAATAAACCAGCGTCAAAAGCGCTTGAACCTTTGTAGCCAACTACTAAGTAGTTTGAGCCAGCAAATGGGTCGATATATACTCTGAATCTTCCGTTAAGAACACCAGCAAAAGTATTACCTGTGTCATCAACTTCTAAAGAGTTAGAGTTAAGAGCAGGAGCGTAGTCAAGTACACCAGCCATTTGTAAAGCAGAAGCAACGTCTGAAGAACAAATAACGATGTTACCTTTCCCTCTACGAGTTCCCTTTGCAATAGCGTTAGCTTCTTGTTCAACTTGGAACATTAAGCCTTTGAACTTCTCTACAGACCATCTACCATTCGCATCAACGTCTAAGTCAAATACGCCTGCGTTTGCAGTGCCAGGAGCACCAACTTCTGCAGTGTTATGGATAGTTCTAACAACTTCACGGTTGATTTCTGTTAAGATTTCAGTTTGAAGAATGTTAGCAAGTTCTGTTTCAGCGTCTAAGCCGTGAACAGCTCTTAGGTCCTGAGCAAGCTCAGTTGTGTATTCAGCTTTTAAAGCTCTTGTCTTCGCAGCCACTGTAACTTTCTCAATTGAGAATGCCATTTCAGCGTATGCGTCACCAACACCATCTCCTAAAGCTTCACCAGCGCCTGTGTCAAGACCTGTACCAGTCGTGATAAGTGCTGTGTTAGCATTTGTCAATGTGTTTGCGTGTGTACCAGTACCAGAGAAGTCTGTATCAGCTTCGTTATAGAAAGCTTCGTCTCCGCCCTGTGAACCGTATCTAGCTCTCATCGCAAAGATAAGACCTGTAGGACCAGTCATAGGCTGGACACCACAGATGTCGTATGCGATTAAGTTAGGTACTGCTCTACGTACTAGTGAAATCAAGATAGGGTCATAACCAGCTGTTGGACCAGCTGCTGCATTACCTGGAGATACAGTTGCAGAGAAACCACCTGTGCCAGCATCGTTAGTTGGTGCTGCTTCTGAAAGTAGTGATGTCATGTTTGCAGACAAGTCACCTGTTTCTGAAAGTGCTCTTTCTGTATTCTCAAGGATAGTAGCGGTTACTGCCTTCTTGTGTGAGTCAGTAATTGGAGAAAAAGATTCGTGCTCTAGGATAGGGCCCCACTTTTCTACCAATGCTTGATAATTACTCATAGTAATTCTCCCTTTTTTAGTTAATATTAAATTACTTAAAAACCAATTTAATTATTCTTATTGCTTTTTATTCTTAGCATTGAATGCTTCAACTAGAGCGTTAATAGAAGAGTAATCAGAAGTTGGTTTAATGACTTCCTGTTCTTCTAGAATAATTTCGTCTTCTTCGACATCCTCTACTTTAGGTGTGGCAACTTTGCCTTCGCTAAAGAAGGATTCCTTGATTACTGAAAGATTTGAAGTATAATCTTCGATGTCTTCCACGTCAAGCTTTTCAGAAAGTACTTTAAAACGCTCTACCTGATTTTCAGATAAGCCGTCTGTCATACTCTCAAATACTTTTTCTGCTTTCATAGATGAGATAGCAGCTTTAAGCTCAATGTTCTCATTTACGAGACCATTACTACCTTCTTCTAAATCAGCAACTTGTTTCTCTAAACTATCAACAACGTCGAATGTATCTTCGTCGATTTCGATGTTATGCTCGTTAAATAGGTCTTTTAAACCACCGAGTAAAGATTCAGCCATTTCAACTTTAATTCCAGCTTCAACAGCAATCTTGTTTTCTTCCATCCACTCACCAACAACGTAATCTAGATATTTGTCTACATTTTCAACAACATCTTTCATTCGATTGTCAATAGCTTCTGATAGTTCAGTTTCTAATGTGCTTTCTAGTTCTTCTTTTAAAGACTCAGTCTTTGTTGCAACTTCTTCGTTAACAGCTGCTTCGAATACTAGCTTAATGTTTTGTTTAAATTCATCTGAAAGTTCAGTACCCTCAAAGATAGATTCGATTGAAGAGCTAACCTCTACAACTTCTTCTACAACTTCGTCTGTTTCAGTAGTTTCTACTTCTTCAGCAGTTGGTACTTTCTCACCGGCTTTTTCTTGACCAGGAGTCTTTACATCTGATTTCTTGACTTCGACTTCGCCTTTTTTCTTTTTGACGTCTTCTCCACCTTCAGGCTTTACAGGCTGAGGTACACTTGAGTAACCGTCATCAGCAACGAATTTATTTTTGTCGTCTGCCATAATTTTTCTCCTTTAATACTTGTTTTAAATACAAATTAAATCTGATTGCAAATTATTTATTAATTTATTTATTTCTCAAAGAACGAACGAATGTTTGAAACATTTTCGCTGCCGTTGCTTCGTCAATTGTTCGCACTACACGATTAACTTTCTTTTCGACTTCTTCAACAATTTCTTCGATGACTTCAGCTACTTCCTGAGGCCTCCAAGATGAAGAAGCGATATCGTAATAATACTCTCTGTTCTCCATAATGCCATTTACAAATGCATTAGGAGCTGATGGGTCGGTTACAATATCAACTGTCGCCAAATGAAAGTCTTTTTGAACTTCCATTACGCCATCTTTCAATTGCTTAACCGAACCTAACCCTCTTGTTGAAACGCCAATTTTAACACCTTCGTCAAGTAATGATTTTACAATATTACCCATAGGTGTTGATAATACTTTTGCTTTACCGTAAAAGTCATTACCTTCGCGTCTCATTGATGTAATTAAGTGTGATACTCTATCACCATTAATTGTAGGACCATCTGGATGTCCCAGTTCTCCAAGTGCGCGTTTATTTTTGATAAATTCTGCATCATAACGCTTCATCTCTTTTTCAAGAGTTTCGCTTGGATATGTTCTACCGTTTCTATTTTTAATGTCACCTTGCATGAAGATACCTTCGATAAAGTGGGACTTAGTTCCGTCCTCTTTAGCCTCGGTAATTACTTCAAGGTTTTCATTTAGTTCTGTAATAAGTTTCATATTATCACCTTAATTAAATATCTTTAATTTATTTATTAACTTATGGTACACCATTAGCGTTTTTATTGTCGTAGAAGTTTTTGTTCAACTCTCCACGTTCAACAGTTTCCCCTGCTTTTCTTACTCTAACGTAAGTATACTGAGCGTTTCCGCCCGTTGGAGTAAATGTTCTAACTCCTGCAGTTGTGGTTCCGTTTGCATCACTATATGTATTAGATGCAGTTGCGGTATTTTCATATTCCCAAATACCGTTTGAACCTGGGACGCTAACCCATGCCATAATTAAATTCCCGCTTTAGTAGCGAATTTTAGGATTTCTTCGAATCCTTTTTTGTCTTTCATTAACTGGTCTTCCATCTCTTTCTTATTCTTTGGATTCAAACCTTTCATAAAGTGATTTAAGTGTTTTACATCTGCAAAATCAACTTTAACTGTTTGACCATTTTTAAGTTTAAGACTGCCAGGCTTAAAATTTGCTTCGTTTACCTCTTCTGACATCTCATATCCAACTTCCTTAGCAAGGTTTGGATGGATATCAGCTGCGTCGTCTTTGTCTCCGTCATAATGGAATACTGCAAATTTCCAAACGTCTTTTGCATCTCCACTTACAAAGGCCATATCGTCGCCGTGCATTGAGATTTTTACGTTAAATCTTTTTTCGTGAGATGCTTTTGTTTTATCATCTCCAATATAATCAACATCAATTTTTGATTCGCTTAAGTCAAAAGCTTCTTTGATTATTTTTGTTTCTTCGATACCTTCATACATGCTATTCATGATGTTGTCTACTTCAGAATCATCAGGTACTGCAATGTCGTCATCAGCTCCATCTGGGTCTAAGTCGTCGTCTTGTTCAATGTCTTTCTTAACAACTTCTGAACCTTTAGCATATGCATATAAAGATTTCATTTGACCGAATGTCTGTGCTAATTTATTCTGCCACCATTCTTCTGGGTCCATATCTTCAGCACCAAGATACTCCATAATTTCTTCAGAAGCATAACAGATAAAGTGTAATTGCTTCATCATCATAGATACTTCTTCTTGGGGACTCTCAAGAAGGTCTTCTGTATCAGATACTTTTTCAATTAATCCTTTAAAAGTTAATTTTGTTTCGTCGATATTACGAGGCATCTTAAATGGTTTAGCTTTAGCTGCAGCTCCACCATCATATTTTTTCTCGTCGTCACCAGCTTTAGTATCTGCTGGGCGCTCTTTTTTTGTTACGCCTTTAATTTCACCAGTATGAACATAATCAGGAGCAACCGGGTGCTTGATTAACTCAATTTTATGCTGGTCTTTAAAAGCTTTCTCTTCTGGCGACTTTGGTTGTGCCACTTCAGAGAGGAGGTCTTTAAAGTTTTTCATATTTAGTCCCTATTTAATTTAATTCGTTATAATTTATTTATTTCAAAAAGGATTCTCATCTGCGCCTTCGTCGTCGATAGGCTCTTCTGCCTTTTCTTTTTCAATTTGGTCATTCATCTCGCTAAACTCTTCTTCACTTAGCTGTAATATGTTACGAATAACCCATTCTCTAGAATAATATTTTCCAATTTGGTCTTCGATATCTCTAAGTGTACTCATACGTTCACGTAGTATCTCAGACTGTTTCAATTCGTCGTAATAATTATCCTTAGCAAATTCATATCGTATATCGTTACGAATTGCATCAAATTCTTCAGGTGTTAAAATACCTTTAAGAATAAGTTGTTTTTCCAAGATAATATTAAACAACCAAGAAAAACGTGTTCTAATTCTTTTGATGAACTTACCAAATTTTAGTTCATCTCTTGTTATCTCTGAAGTTCTACCAAATGATGCCTGTGTTTCAGGCTCCAAACGTGTTAAAGGTACTTTCAACGCCTTATAAAGTTTACGTTGGAAGTACAACATGTTTGTATCATCACTTAAGCCTTGAGCACTGCCTCCAGCTAGTGTATCAACTTCAGTTGTTCGTTCACCACCTCTTCGTGGGAACCAAAAATCTTCAGTCATTGTCAACATTTTACGTGAGTCACTAATCTCACCAGTTGACGAATTATATTGTAACTTATTCTTATGTCGAGTCATCATATCTCTTAGATACTGCTCGGCCTTATTCTTAGGCAAGTTACCTACATCAATATAAAAAATTCTTCTTTCAGGTGCTCTTGTTAATGTGTAAATAACAGTCGCATCCTCTAACATACGAAGTTGGTTTAACGGTTTAATCGCTGGGTGTAAATGAGATAGTACTAAACTATTATTCTCATTCATTAAGCCCGATGTGATTCGAGCTATACTGTCTTTAGCGATTCTAAACCCTGTAGTACTTCCTGAAGCACTAGTTGCACCAAATCCACTGTCTGAGTACATATAATACTCATTCTTAATCTTCTTAGTAGGAGACCCACTGTGTGGGTCCTTACTCTTCTTGTCAACTTCTCGTATTAATTTTAATTTACGAGGGTCACAATAACGAAGTTCTTGTATACCCTTTTTGATATCTTTAGGGTTAATTACAATATGGTAATTTAATCTACCATCAACGTAGAATTTGTGAAACATATCGTAACCGTTGTTTGCCATATCTAGCATAGCAACGATATTACCAAATTCTTCTACGATGCGATTTTTTACTTTATCTGGTAAATCAGTTTCACCAAGAGTAATCTCTACAACGCTTTCGTCCATTTCTACTGATATCGCTTCGTTAACGACATCATCTACAGCCTGAGCAATTTCAGGTTGCATTGCCATATTACGATATTTTGTGATAAGTTCTGATTCCGTTTTAGCGGAACCTTCCATATCTAGTATCGTACTATAAAAACCACCGAGGGAATTACTAGAAACAGTAATTGCCCCGTCATCATTTTGAGGTTCCACAAAGGAGACAATATCTTTGTCCGTCTCGTTTTGTGGCCTCGTTATTTCAAAGCCAAAAATTTTCATGTTATATACCTAAATTAGGTTGTCGGGATTCCAGTTGAACCTTCAACACGCCAGAAGTCATAGCTGAATGTTACCGTAAATTCTTCGATAGTGTCAACTGTTGACCAATCCATAGTGATTTGGTCTACCTGGGTTGGATACATCCCTTCAAAGACGTATGTTCTAATTGCGTCTCCATCTTTACTATATTGTGTAATAATACCATTTGATTTATAGTCTTGCGGAAGTGCACGTAGGTTACTATCGTGAGTATTGATAGAATTCATCCACGCTTCCATTCCGTTTCTTACTATAAAGTCTTCGTCGTTTATAATTGTTACAGTCCAATCTGCAAATGTTCTATCACCTGCATACTTAACTTGACGACCGAAGTAGTTAGTGTTAAAGGACCCTACGGTAGATGCTGGAATACCAGCTGCTCTACACATAAATGGAACTTTAAAATCTGCTTCTGGGGCGACAGGGTTAAGGATTTGAACTTGGAACAGACTAGGACGTGCACCACCACCAACTAGTTGTGATTTAAATTCATTAATATTAAATGCCATGTTCGTATTCTCCTTTTATACTATTTATTAACCGATTGAGCCAACAATTTCTTCAAACTCAATTCCGCTTCGTGTCGCCACAAAGGTTAACTCAATAACGTTGATTGACCTTGCAGGTTTAATAAAGATATTAGCTTTAAATTTACCTTGGTCAACAACTGCTGGAGTATTTACTGATGCATCAGAAATAACTCTGAAATCAATAATTCCTCTTCGCCCTTGAATTTCTCTTAAGAAAGGTTCGACGATATTCTTAAACTGTGTTTGAGAAAACTCGTCATTCAGTTCAAATAAGAATGATTGAGCTGCATTTGCGATCGCCTTTTCAACAGAGATAAACAATCTACGAACATTCAGTCTGTCAAATGCGCTTGGTAGACCCAATCCAGTCTTATCACCAAATAGTACAATACCTTGTCCTACTTGACTCATTACTGGGTTAATATCTTTGCTGTATAATTGGTCACGTTGAGCTTTATTAGGGTTAAACGCAAGTTTTACAACATTCTTAATTACGCCCTTACGGAAGCCTGCTGGAGATTCAAAAGGTTCAACTCTTGAAGCAAGTCCTGCAGTATCACCATTTAATGGTACATATCTGTATACATCGTTGTACTTGTCATATCTGTACTTATATCCAGAATCCATAAAGAAGTATGAACTATTTTGTAAAGCGTTTCTGTATGCAATTACATTAGATAGTTTTGTATTTGTTTTGTTTTCGTCAACAACAGCTTCCTTAGAAGGTGAGATGAAAGCAACAGCGTCTTTTCTATAATCTGCAATATTACTAATAATGTAATTTGCAAGATTACCAGAGTTATCACCCTTACCTTGTAATACGAAAGAAACATCAATTTCATTTGAGTTCTTAAATAAATCGTATCCACCTGCTAAAGGCCCGAGAGTTGTAGCAGATTCAGAAGTACCATCAGTACCTAGTGCTAAACTTTCGTATGTGCTTGATTGTGCTGATGCTTCAAAATGTGTTGTATTAGCAACTTCTACCCAACTTGATTTATTTAAAATTACATCTTTATAGTAGTTTGTTGAACCATCAGAAAGTTTTGCAGTTGAAGTTGTTGAAACATCTTCGTATAACTCTAATGCTGCACCTGCTTCACCTGAAATATCTCCATCTTCATCAATTACGATAACATGATAGTTACCAGATTGTGGAGCTCTACCAAATAAGCTGTGGTATTTCCATTTGCGGTTAAGTGATAATTTGTTTAAATCACTTTCTGCTAATCTGTATGAATTACCTAAACCGATTGTATATTGATGTGATACAATTAGTGAAGTATTTGCTGTAGGTGTACCATCAGATGCAAGAGTTGCTTCAGTAAAACTTGTTACTGGAATATCTTGATATCCGACAGAATCGTTACCAATTACAATAGTATCATCAACTTCCCATTCATCAGCTGCAAGAGCATTTGGAGGTGTAACTTCAAATACAACTTGTGTTGCGTTAAAATCTAATGTTTGTGAAATTTGTGTGTTACCTGTTAATTTACTACCAGATACGTCTCCAACAGCAATTACATCAGATTCGAATTTATCAGACTTAACATATCCAACTTCTAAGGAGTTACCTAGAGCTCCTGGATATTTTGCGTCGAAGGCGCCGAATGTATGTAATTGTGTATTTGCACTTGATGTATCTGATGCCGATGCTTTGACAGCACCATTGTCTACTCTAGCTACGTAAAGAGCATTCGCATATGAAAGGTAATCTGCTGCTACAAAGAACGTTTCGTAGTTATCATTGGTTGGTGTACCAAATCTTGCTACTAACTCATTCTCTGAAGAAACAAGAACTGTTTCGCCTACCGGACCCCATCTAAAAACACCTGCAATAGCGGCAGGTGGCGTTGCGATGGCAGGAACCGCTGCTGATGCGTCCACTTCACGAACTATTACCGAAGGACTTACGGAAAAAGCCATATTATTTCTCCTTTAAAATTATCTATTTAAAATCTTAGTCTAAAATTAGTTATCACTGTTATTATTTATAATATTTAGCATTTATCAGATTTGCCATGATTCTCTTACGATGTCAAAACCATCGTCGTCAGGAATATCTCCTCCATCATCAATAAAACCAAATGGTAACAAATCTTGCTCTATTTGTTCCTCTGTTTTCTGTCTTAAACGCATCATTGTATTAATATCAGTAAGGTCTTTAAAAAACGTTTGGTCTGTTAACCATGAAAAGATAACTAAATTCATTACCAAATCATCGTGTGCTCCAGATTCTGCTTCGTAAGAAGACCCTCTTTTACTAAATCGTGATAACTCTTGTATTGTGTTATAATCCTGTAAAATAAGCTGATTTTGTTCAATCAGCAATTTTAATATAGAACAACCGATACTTTTAACACTTTTTGTTGTTCTTATGCCATTATCTACTCTTTTTCCAAACCCGCTTGAAATTCTTTTTCCAGACCTTCCAGCATTTTCAGTATAAAGAAGATTCTCATACCCATAGTCCATTAAGAGTACATCAGATACTTGTTCACCGATATCGTTGATTTCGATAAGTATTGCACTCTCATTGTACATTAATCCTATTCTATATATAATAGCTGCGAAATCCACCGGACTTACAGTGTTATCTCTATAGGTACAAACCTGTTGGTAAGGCATTTTTGTGATATCTATTACATTAAATGTACTATAATCTAATCCTTTACCACGAGATACGTCAACTGTCATAACATAAGTATGACCTTCTTTTGCAGCTTCATATTGTGTTATTCCCTCACCCTCTTGTATTGGTCGAGAATAAGCTAATTCTTTTAATTTGGAACCATCAATAAGAGTTCCTGAGCTACCTAAAAATTGGCAGCAATATTCTTGGTTAAATTTTTCTTGGTCAAAATCTAATGCTTCAAGCGTTTCGTTTTTCCATTTTTCATTACGGCCTGGAACATCACTCCACATAACTTCAACAAACTCATAACCATTAGTGCCTTCTCTTGCACCTTTACATGTTTTCCAAAAATGGTTTAATCCGTTTGGTGTTGATGTCATTAATAGCTTGGTTGTTTGACCAGATGATATTGTTGGATAAACTGAAGCAAAGAATTCATCAAACCCTTCAATAAACGCAACCTCGTCCAAATATAGGAATGAGATTGATTTACCACGAATAGCACTTGATGTCGTAGTACCAGCGTAAATCTTACATCCATTTTCCAAAGATATATTACCTTTGTTCCATTCTTCAATACCTTGCTGCATCCATTTAGGTAATGCTTCGTAAGCAAGTTGTACTCTACCTAATACTTCACGAGCTGCATCTCCTTTGTTAGCAAGTATTGCAACTGTTTTAAATTCGTTAAAAAGAATGTAATGAAGAATTACAGCCACTGCAGTAGTTGTTTTACCACTCTGGCGAGCAGTTAATACAGCAACACGACGACTCTTTGTAATTTTTTCTGTTATCTCTTTTTGATAATCATACATGTCAAGTGGAACAAATCCTTTGTCCACATGTACAATCTTAATATACTTTTCTGCAAAATATATTGGGTCCTCGGCGCATTTCATATACTCCTTAATTTGCTCAGGTGTATACTCAATTTGCTCGTTAGAACGTTTGAGATAAGTATTTCCTAAATAACCGTTAGTCACCTTCGCCCTTTATCATTTTAAGTAAATCTGCAGTAGATACAATAAGATTATTATTTGTTACTTCTTGTTTTGCAGGATTTGCTTCTTCTTTAGCATATCTCTTTTTAGTACTCATTTCAACATAATCTTTATTTGCATCAAGTAATGTTTTCATTAATGTAGATACAACTTCAAATGCTCTGGGCGATTCTGATTGTTTAGCAATTTCGACCATTTCTTTTACTGAGTCATCTCCTAAACTAATAATGTTTTCAATATTAGCTTTAGCTAACTCAATGTCTTTTAAATTTTCTTCAGCACCATCATCGAGTACAACAGGATGTTGGATTGGTTGTTCGGCAGGTAAGTTTTCAACATCATCATTAGTAGAAAAAGCGTTGATAGGCAAATCAGGCAATTTGTCTGGATTTAATTCGTCCAGCTTTTCTTGCTTTTCTTCGTCATGTACATCGTTTAACGATCTCATATTGAGTGCCTGTGCTATCTTATCATCGCTCATATACTATTTATCCTTCTTCGGTCATCTTCCAATCACCGTCTTTGTTTACCCAAGCACAAGATTTTCGCAAAGATGATGTACTAAACCTATGGTCTCGTTTATTAAAGAAGAGCTCGATGTCTCGTTTACGGCAGATATCTTTACCTGTAAATTCTTTATCTCTATATTCGTCACCTAAAATACGAACATCGATATGATACAATTCCAAAATATCCATAAGGTCTCGCTCAGAGTTGTAAGGAATAATCTCATCGACATATCCAATTGCTTTGAGTTGAGTGTATCTTTCTACGATTGTTTGTATAGGTGGGTTCTTTTCTTTGGGTCTATCTAATGCAGGGTCCATTTGTAATCCTACCATTAAATAATCACATTGAGCTTTAGCATCTCTTAACATTTGTACATGACCAGCATGTAATAAGTCAAATGCACTACATGTAAAACCAATTCTCATAATATTCTCCATT